CTACCCATCCGGCTGCGCGCCTCGGTTTTCCTCGATCCGAGATCTGATCCATGCCTGTACTTCGGACTGCACCCACATGGCGCGCCGGCCGACGCGGATGGATTTCGGAAAACGCTTCTCCTTGATGTTCTCGTAGATGAAGGTCGCCCCCATGCCGGTCTGTGCCTTCACCTTCGCCATGGTCAGCAAGACCTCCGGATCGTTATCGGCCATGCGGCCCTCCTTTTTGCGCCCGGCTTCCGCCAGGGTTGTTGCAGTGAATGGTGATGCGCCGCCCTTCGGCGCGAAGCGAGTAGCGGCGCGGGCGGGTTGCCGCCGGCAGCCAAGGGAATCGACGGAGGAAGCCGGCGCGTAGGCGGTGTGCATTCGCATGCCGGAAGTGGCCTTCGTAGGAAGCCCAGATCGAGCGCACGGCGCGGAAGTCATCGGGCGTTCCGGTGATCCGGCCGGCGGCGCTGTGTGCGCTCTCCCACGCGGCCAGCGCGGCGCGGGCATGCGAGACGACGCGCCGGCGCACGGTGGTGTGCGTCGGTCTCACCACGTAGCCCAAGAAGTCGATGCCTGCTGACAGCGGCTGCGGGTCGGCGTCCTCCTTCAGTGATAGGCGCAGCTCGTCGGCCAGGAACTGGACGATGCGGGCCTTCCATTCCAGCAGCTGTTCGCGGCTGTGGTGCACCAGCACGAAGTCGTCCACATAACGCAGATAGCGCCGCGCGCCCAGCGTGTGCTTGATGAACTGATCGAGCCGGTCCAGGTAGACGTTGGCGAAGAACTGGCTGCTGAGGTTGCCGATGGGGATGCCGCAGCCGGCCGGGGCGTTCTCCAGCCGCTTGTGCGGAGGCACCAGCGCCCGGTCGGCGGCCGGCGCAACGTGGCGCACCCCGATCTCCAGAGGCGAGCGCCGGAGCAGGGCATGCGCGGCCTTGCGCGCGATCCACGGCAAGCGGCGACGCTCCATACGCGCTTTGAGCATCCGGTACAGCGTCGGGCGATGGATGCGGTTGAAGAAATTGGCGATGTCGAGCTGCAGGTAGTAGCCGCCGCCCTGGCCGCTATGGACCTGCCGGACGAACGCCTGCAGCCGCCGCACCGCGGCGTGTGATCCCTTGCCGCGCCGGTTGGCGAACGAGTCGGCGATGAAGGTTCGCTCGTAGATCGCTTCCAGCTTCGGGATGAGCCAGTGATGGACAACCCTGTCCCCGAAATCGGGAGCATGGATTTCCCTGGCCTTCGGCCGGGTGGCAACGAAGCAGGTAGTGGGCCGGGGTGACCATGTGCCGGCGTTGATCTGCTCCTGCAGGTCCAGCAGCCGGTCGCCCCAGCGGGTGTCGAAGTCGAGTTGATTGGCGCTCGGCACCTTCTGCCGGCGCGCTGCCTTCCATGCAGCATGGAGGTCGCGCAGCGTGACTTGCTGCGCTTCCCCTGCACCCTGAAACTCACGCGCGGGGCCGCGCACGGCGCGCACGCGGTTGTTGTTGTCGCGGTTGTTGATGTTGGAATTGCCGTTGTCGAAGTTCACGATCCAGGCGTTGCCCCCGCGATCTTGCAACCCGTCCGTGCAGGCCAGCGTCGGATAGCACGGACTCGTCATTGGTAGACCTCCCAACTGGAGGTGCCGCGGGTACTCAGTTTCTCGGCACGCTGCGCACGGGCTTGGCGACCCTGCGCATTCTGGCCGGTGTTGGGGTGCGGACTGCTTTGCTGGCGATACCAGCCGCCCGCTTGCTTACCAAGCTCGCGGGCGATCCGGGCCAGCATCTCGAACTGCGCCAGGCTCGCAAAGGCGCGAAGCTGGCTGCACAGCTGCATCCTGATCTTGAGCGCGTCCACTTCCCATACGACGTGCTCGATCAAGGCCAGCTGCTGCTTTCTGTCCCGCCACGCCCGATGGACCAGCACAGTGATACCCATCGCCTGCTGTCGCAGCTCCGCGCCAGCGGTGTAGCGGTGCCGGCGGGGGAAGCCCGCGACCGCCCGCTCAATCTCGAGCAGCAGGCGTTCGGCGGTCTTTGCGATGGGTGGCAGCTGGAAGGTCATCGGGCTCGGTCAGGTCAGGCCAATATGCAAATCACTGACGCGCGGGGCCGCGCACGGCGCGCACGCGGCCGTTGCGGCCGCGGTCGTAGATGTCGGAACCGCCGAGGTCGAAGCTCACGATCCAGGCGTAGTCGGAGTGGCCGGCGTCCTCGCTGGCGTCATCGGTCGCGGTCCAGTACCAATCCGACTGGCAGGTCGGAAAGAACGCGGTATCGATGGCGGGCCGGCAGCGCGAGCGGTCGGCCAGCAGGAACAGCTCTTCGACTTCCGGCAGGCGCCAGTCGGTGAAGCCGCCGAACGCCTCCGCGTTGAGCTTCTCGACGGCGGCGATCGCCTCGGCATGGGTCATGCTGCCGCCGGGAACGTCGTCCTGAGTCCAGTGCAGGTCGCGGGCCGGCTCGTAGACGACGCCGTCGGCGTGCTGGGTGAAGCGGGATTGCTCGGTCATGATGCCCTCCAGGGCGGTGGTAGGTGGAGCACGGGTCACGCCATCGACGGCGCGCATTTGGCCGCTATAGCCTCGTACCGCTCGGCCTCGGCCAGATAGAACCGCACGCGTTCATCGCGTACGGATTGGGGAAAGTTGTAGGCAACGCGCGCTGCATCGGCGGCGACGCGGTTGATTTCGGCCAGGCGTCGAGCGCGGTAGCCGAAGATGTCGAGCTGCTCAGGCGCGCCGAGCATTGCCGCGCACCTTCGGGCTGTCGGGGAGGGCGACGAGGCGTTGCAGCAGCGCCGCGTGCTGTGGCCGGGTCAGCTCCAGCGTGCTTTCGCACCCGACCGCGCGCACATGCGCCCGGTATGTCTCTTCGTCCAAGCCCTTCTGCCCGTGCGCGAGCCGGCGCAGGGCTTTCACCATGGCCGGGCTGATCCTGAAGTCAGTCATCGCCGGCGCCTCGCGGCCCATTCGCTTCGAGCGCGGCGCGGATGACCTGGCGCCAGCGGCTTGCCGCGGCGAGGCTCATCGGCCTGAACTTGCGGATCTCTTCCACGCTCGGCGCGCGGTCCCGGAATCGCTGGGCCAGTTGCACCGCAATGAGCATCGTCGGCACACGGATCTCGCCGCGCTTCGCATTCGGCCGCGCACCGACAGCCTGGCAAAGCTGCGCGCCCTTCCAGCCGTACCGGAGGCGGGCACGGATCGCCGCGTCGGTGACGCCGGCAACGACCGCTATCTGAGGGATGGAGAGTCGCCCGTACCGCCCGCAGTTGATGAGCAGCGGCGGCCGGCCGGTGCGCTTGCGCGCGACCTGGGCGCCGATGGTCGGGGCGAGCGGTTGCAGGTTGTGGGTCATGCTGCGGGTCATGCGAACAGCTCCAGCTGTGCCGGCGCGACTGACGGAGCGGATGGCTCGGGCAGCCGAGTAGCGCGGCGGCGGGCATTGGCCGCCCACCGCAGCAGGGTCCAGTAGAAGTTGCGGTTGATCGCGCTATTGCGCCGGCTGCGCGCTTCGGTGAGGTAAACCCGCGCAAGGTGCTTGTTGTGCTCGGCGTCACGCATCGCTCGCCTCCTGCGGGCTGTCCGCGTTGCACTTCGGGCAGGGCGCGCCGCGTCGGGCCTCGCTGTCGTTGTCGAACATCAGCCAGTCGGCATCGTGGCCGCACTTCCCGCAGACCATGTGCGCGAGGGTGATGTCACCGTCGTACCCGTGATCGACGCCGTGCATCATCACGCGCGGCTTGGCACGGGGCGGCTTGGTGCCGGGAAACAAGTCAGGTCGCATCCTTCACCCCCTGCGGGCGGGCGGCGGGGAACGGAGGCAGCTCCATCCACCACTGGTACGGCGGTTGTTCCTTCGGCATCTTGCTGCCGGGCGGCGCGACTGCAAAAGCATGCTCGGCGCAATCTTCGTGCTTCGCCCAGAGTCCATCCTCCAGATAGTCGAACTCGTAGTTCTCTGGGTAGTGCGAGTCTTCGGTGTCCAGCCAGCCAACCACAACCAACCTTCCTTCCGGCGCAGTCTCGATTGGCTGCCACTCCGGCGCGGCGCGCAGGGCGGCGCGGGTGTTCCATAGCTCCACACAGGATTTGTCCGTGAAGCCCGATGAGGCTCCGCAGTTGTCGCAGCGGACTTGGTATGCCGGATGGATGATGGTTCCCTCTAGATGCTCAACTAGCAGGTGGACGGCCTCGCCACAGAACGGGCACGGCTCCAGCTCCCTGGCGCGCTGCTGGTCATCCACGGCTCTTGCTCCCAAGTTGATTGACGATACGGTCTGCGGCCGTGTGGATCGTGTAGGTGAGCGCCCACACTGAGTAAACAGCCCACTTCGGGCCTCCCATCAGTACGACCACAAAAGCCACAACTGTTGCGATGATCACGTTGGCGACAGCATCAGCGGACACCTTCATTCCGACACCCCCGCGCCGTGGCTGGTGGGCTGCTCAATTTCTCGAATCGCAGCAAGGATTAGACGACCTTTCGGCGTTAGCGAAAGCCCATTTATCTGCCGATGGTTGTCTAATTCAGTGCGTAGGTGCTTAACCAATTCGCTTGCTGGCATTCCTTCGTAGTTGATGTTCACGCCCCCACCTCGGCGCTGGTGGCCAGAGTCTCGGGGTCGAAGTTGCCGTTTAGTACATCGAAGGCATCGGATGCTTCGTGCCATAGGTTTAGGTCAACCATTACGGCCATCCCGTCCGGGCCTTCCACTTCCTCACCGTTGTGGAACAGCACAGCCAAGGTATTAAGCGCCGTGTCCTGCATGTCAGTTCTGCCGCCCTTGGGGCGGGCGTCGATCAGGGCGAGCAGGTGGTCGCATTCGTCAATGTCGCGCTTAGCATCTGCTGCTGCGCGTTCACCGCCGCGATGCAATGCGTTTGCCATCGCCTGCAGCGCAATCGTCCTCGTGGTTGTAACGCAATCGCGGAACTGCTCAACGTCGATCCCCGGCGCTGCGGGGGTGCTGGCGAACAGTTTCGGCACTTCGTCGCATAGCCAATGGATCAGTTCCAGCGAACGCGCAGCTTGCTCTTCATGGCTGTAGGGCGTGGAAACGCCGCATTGCGTAAGCGCACGCACGACCCGCTGCACCGTAGCGAACGGCACGTCATGGGAAGCCGGCGCTGCGGGGGTGCTGGCGACATGAGCGCCGTCGAGGAATGCCTCGGTCAGCTTTCTCGCTACAACATTGCACTCGTTCATCGTCCCAGAGAACAAGCTACGCGTACCGTCACCTGCAACGACCTTGTACGCCAGTAAGCCGTCAGGGACCGGGCGGTATCTGTTCACTGCAAGTGCATCCAGATCAACCGGCGCTGCGGTGACGGGGACGAGTGAATCCGCAGGCTTCTCGAACGTCCAGCCCATTGAGGACTTGAAATCGCCGACAAGGCAGCGGCGCACGGCATCGCGCGGCAGGCAGAGTTCCGCCTCAGCCTCCGCCTGGGAGCGGAAGATGACCCGAGCACCAGTGCGGAGGCTAACAGCTATAACTGCTTCGCAGAGGTTCCCGAGGATGTAGCGGCTGTGAATCTCGTTCTCGGAGCGAGTAACCCAGTCGAGATTCTCCACGCGGTTGTCCGTGCGGATGCCATTCAGATGATTGACCTCGCGCCCCTCCGCCGGACCAAGGAATGCTTCAGCAACCGCACGATGCGCAAAGGTCTGGCAACGCTTGCCGTCGCCATGGAAGAAGGCCTTGATATAGCCGTGGCTAGCCACCGAATTGTTCGACAGCAGGCGGTTGTGCCGCAGCGAGAATATTCGGCCTTCCGAGGACACCTCATAGAACTGCTCGAACCCGACCACGGGGCGCCACTCAACGCCATTCTCATCAATGCGGCCCGGGGTTCCAGTCCACGGTGCGCGGTACACCGCCTCCTGCGCTGCGGCGGGCTGCACCATCTCGAGGGACTGCTCGGAATGGTCGGGATGCTGCTCGTTGTGTTCGGTGGTCATGCTGCTTGCTCCATTGCGGCCAGGTCGATGGCGTCCACGCGGTCGCGCAGTTGGTGCTTGGCGTGGCGCAGGACCTTGGCGATGTAGGTGGGATCGACGCTGGCGAAGAAGGTCCGGGCCTCGAAGTGCAGGCGGCCGGTGTGATCGCGCCGGAACAGGCGGTAGGTCACCGCGGATCCGTCGTCGGTCGGGAAGCGGCCCCAGCTGAGGCCTTCGTTGCGCTTGGGGGTGCGGCGGGTGAAGTGGCGGTTCATGCAGCCTTCCTCCGCTTGCTGGCCAGGGCGTCCCAGGTGAGGGGGAACGGCCCCCGCTTGGCCCGGCCCAGCGCCGCATCGGTGGTGATGCCAAGGCGGCGCGCAATCTGCGCGGTGGTGTAGCTCTTGCCATCAACGACATGCGCGAAGAGAACAGCCCGGGCGAGGCCAGCGCGACGCAAGCTGTCGCGGTACGCCGATTCCGTGAACGGCTTGCTCTGCATGTCAGGCCGCCTCCGGCAGGAACCGGGCGCGCGCGGCGTGGTACTCGCGCAGAAACCGATCAAGGTGGCCCTGCAGCTTCTCGGTGAAGCCATCGGGCGTGACGCGCACCAGCAGCGGCTCGTAGCCGGGGCAGTAGGACAGAAAGTCCCACCACTTTCGCTCGGTGATGATCAGGCTGCCGTGTACCTGCGGCTTGTGCTCGTCGGGGATGCCACCGGCACGCAACCACTTCACGTGCGTGGGGCCGTCCGGGCACTTGACCTCCAGGCCGCCGTCGGTACAGATCAGGCTGTCCGGGCTGCAGCCGAGCGTGCCGGCGTCGTTGAGGATGAACCCGACCTGCCGCGGCACCAGCTCGCGCTCGAACGCGTACAGCTCGCGCGCATCGTCCTCCAGCAGCTCGCCGCGCTCGGTGTGGCGGTTGCCGGTGAAGGCCTGGCCGGCGTCGGGGCGCATCAGCTCATCGATCAGCTGGTTGATGTACGTGTCCGCGGCCGCGGCATACTCGCCCTTCTTGGGCGTGATGATGTTGCCGAACTCGCTGGCGGTGGGCACACCTCGGCGCGCGGCGTACCACTCCGGCGAGCGCTGCTCGAAAGTCAGGATCTGCATGGGTCAGTCCTTCGGCTTTGTGGCTTCGGCGGCGCGGTTGAACGCCTCTCGCACCTCAGGCGGGAGGTTTGAAGCCTTGCCGCCGTAGGCCTTCAGCACGTCGGCCTTGCGTGCCAAGTAGTCCTCGTAGGTGCTGATGCTGTCGGCGACGCCAACCCACTCCTGGGCGACCTCGCGCGCGATGCGCTGCTGCTCGCTCTCTCCGGCGGCATTGCCATCGTCGTCATCGCCGATGGTCAGGTTGAAGATCATCAGGATCAGGTAGCGGCGGCCGTAGCTGATGGCCGAGCCGCGGCCGTGGGTGCTGGTCTTGTTCTTCTCGCCCTTGATGCCGACGTTGTCGATGGGGGCGTCGTAGGTGTAGGTCTTGGAGTAGCCGGCTTCGTGCATCACGTCGCAGACGATGCCGACGTGGTCCTCCAGCTCTGACCGCACGGTGCCGAACGACAGCGAGAAGCCGTGCCGGGTGTAGATCGGCGTGATCAGCCGGTTGATGTCCTCCAGCAGCGCGTACTTGCTGTTGGTCTGCTTGTTCTTGCCGCGCTTCTGGATGGCTGGCATTTCCTTCTGGCATGCCTTCATCGCGTCAGCGTAGATCCGCTTCGCGTCGCGGTCCTGCATTTCCTTGTGCATCTCCCACATGCGTTCCAGGCGCTCGACGCCCTGGTCGGGCAGCATCAGCGCCTGCTCCAGCGCCTGCTGCAGCGGCGCCAGCTGCTGGCCGGCTGCCTGCTGGGGGATGGTGGTGACTACAGCGTTCATCGATAGCTCCTGCCGGCGGTGCCGGCGCGATTGCCGCGGGGCGCCCTGCGCTGGGGAGTGCGCAGGGCAGGGGATCAGGCAACGTCGGCCAGATCGGGCTGCTGCTGGGCCTGCGCCTTGGGCGGCGTCATGGACAGCTCGACTTCGTTCTTGACCAGTTCGAAGATCGGACCGAACTCTTCACTCTCCGGGTGGACGTACAGCTGCCACGCCAGTTCAACGGAACCGCCCTCCAGCGGACGGAATGCGATGCCATCCAGCTTCACGTCAACGAACGTCATTGGTTCATCGAAGCCAAGGCCGGGAGCGCCGAGCGTTACTTCGTAGCCTGGAAACTCTTCGTCCCACTGAGCCGCCTTCAAGCGGGGGTGTCGCATAACGACCAGGCCGTCGTTGTCGAACTCGATGTCCATCTGGTCGTCGGTCTTCTGCCCACGGAAAAGGCAGTGCTTCAACGCGGAGCTGAAGGTGTCCAGCAGGTTCTGGTTCACGGTGGTCACGAACTGGATCTTCATGCCGGTGGCATGGCCTTCGGTTCCGTGTTTCTCGTACACCGGGGAAGCGTGCTTCACTTTCACCAGATGATTGGTCAACTCGAACATGGGTGTTACCTCCGTAGGGCCGGCCACGCCGGCGGAATGAGCTATTCGCCGTAGCCGTAGCCGTAGCCGTAGCCGTCGCCGTAGCCGTCGCCGTAGCCGTCGCCGTAGCCGTCGCCGTAGCCGTAGCCGTAGCCGTCGCCGTAGCCGTAGCCGTAGCCGTAGCCGTAGCCGTCGCCGTAGCCGTAGCCGTCGCCGTAGCCGTCGCCGTAGCCGTCGCCGTAGCCGTAGCCGTCGCCGTAGCCGTCGCCGTAGCCGTCGCCGGCCAAGTCCGCATTCGCGGCCTTGGCGATCCACTCCGACTTCCGCAGGAACTTCGCGGTCTCCGCGACGATGACGCCGCCGTTCTCCTGGATGAAGGACTTCACGCCTTCGATGCGGGCGCCCGCGTCGAGTACATCGACAACGGTCACGCGCGGCTTGTATGCCAGCGCGTGCGCGTTCATTACGCCTTCTCCCAAGCTTCGACAGCGGCAGGAGCGACTTCGATCACGGCGGTGACCTTACGCACGTCAATGGACGGCGCTCGGGCGCTGATCTTGCTGCGGCCGGTGGGGCCGGTCTCGGCCAGTTCCAGAATGCCGCGGGTGGTGCCGAAGGCGATGGCCATGCGGGCGTTGTCGAGCTTGATCTCGGTGCCGCTGGTGTCGCCGGCGTAGCCGAAGAAGACGCCGCGGTGTTCGGTGGTCACGATGACCGGACGGGTGGATTCGCTCATTGCAGGTGCCCTCCTGGGCGTTGGGAAACGGATCAGCGGATGTCGCGCTTGCGCTGCGGCGGGAAACCGCCGCGCGGGCGGATGAAGTCGGTGCGTTTGCGGCGCAGGCGGCGATGCTCGCGGCGGTAGGCGCGGACGATCAGCACCAGCAGCCAGAGGCACAGGAGGGCCAGTGGCAGCACGAAGGAGTCGGCGCGCACGAAAACCGCGCGTCGGGCCATGTCGCCGAACACCACCAGCGCGACGCAGTAGAGGGCGAGGCGGGTCACGGCTGTGCCTCGGAATCGCGCAGCGTGCGCAGCAGCTTGCACAGCTCGTTGATAGAGGCGCGATTGATGACGATATGCCGGCCCTCTTGCTCCAGCACGATCACGCCGCCCCCATCGACGGAGGCGCCGACTGCAGCTTCCGGCTGCATGCTTTCGTCGTCCGCTGTCTGGAACAGCAAGTGCGCGTGGTTGAACAGCTTGGTGATCATTCCTCAATCTCCTGTGCACAGATGCCCTCGGCCGCCTCAAGTTCGGCAATCGGATCGGGTGGGGCGATAGGCGGGAACACGGCCGCGGCAATGTCAGCGTCGGTTGGAATGCGCGGGATCACGGCTGCACCTGCACTGCGCACCACAGCGCCAGCAAGTACATGGCGGTCATTGCCGAGTAGCCGAGGACGGACCAGGCGAGGCGCTTCATGCCGTCGCCCCTTCGGTCGAGGCCAGCAGGGTTTCCATCTCGGTCAGGCGGTCTGTTGCGGCTTTATGGGCGGCCTTGGTGCGCTCCACGTTCTCTTTCGCGCGCCGGATCATCAGCCGAATTCCCTCGGCCTTTGCCTCGGCGACGGTGGGCCAGAAATGCATGCCTTCGTTGCCATGCCAGTGCCTCTGGCTGTTGTCCTCGTCATCGTTGAGCATGTGCACCGCATGCACTCGGCCGTAGTCATTGCGGGCAAGCAGCAGGAGACACTTCCAGCCGTGGGAACAGGTCTGGCACTCCACTTCAAGCTGGGTGCTGTCCTCGTAGGACCGAATACCCTTGACGGTGTAGCGGAAGATTCCGCCCCCTTCGACGTACCGGAACAGCTCGTCGCCAATCTTGTAGGTGTCGATAATGTTCATGCCAGTGCTCCCAACAGGGTTGCCGCACCAGCGCCGGCGACGAACGCCAGCACTGCAATCACAATCATGTCGCGCGCGGTCTGCTTCGCCGCGGCGTGGACGGCCTGCTCGATGCTCATGCCGGCTCTCCCGCGCTGGCGTTGTAGTGCAGACGGGCGTATTGCAGCGCTCGGCTCTGCAACTGATATCTGTTCGATGCGCCGTAGTCCTTCGCGATGAAATCTATGAAATCGGTCAAGTCGCGGGGGAAGCTGCGCTCGATAGCGCGTGCGATACGCTGACGATTGCGCGCCTGTTCCTTGGTTAGGGGACTCATGCCTGCTCTCCCATGGCCCGGAGGATGGCTGCGCGCATTCCACCGGTGACGATCGGGCATCCGAACTCGTCCAGTTCGGTGGCGTGGCGCAGCCCGTTCATGCAGAACTCGCCTCGCAGATCACCCCATGGCTCCCAGCGAGCGGAGCCGACGCATATGGCCCAGCAGATCAAGGCGTGATCCGGCGCGGCGGAGATCAGCCGGCCGTTGGCTTTGCATTCGGTGAGGGGGCGAAGCGGACTTGTCCAAACTTCAAAACACTTGGCTACACGCTTGCCGTGGCTGTCGTAGATCGAGCATCCGTAAGGCTGGCCCACCTTCCACGGCCCCGGCGTGTGCTTGTGCGCGCTCACTCGGCACCTCCGAAGCGGGCGGCGGCGGCTCGGAGGCATTCAATCTGGCAGCCCCAGATGGCGCCGGCGTCGTGGTCATCAACGGTTGCTTGCGCCTGCTCAATGAGTTCTGCAATCGCTTCCGCCGCTTGCACCCGCTCCCCGCTCGTGTAGTTGTCCGGCTCGCGGATCAGATCCAGCACGTCGAACTTCAGGGCGCTCATGCGTCACCCGCCATACGAGCGATTGCTCGCTGTGCGCCCCACACGCGGAAGTCCATCGCTTCCTCGTGGTATGCCTGCGCATGAGCCAGCATGGTGCGGAATCCGTTCATCGCGGCGTGGTCGCCACGGTCGCCGCGCTCCTGAATCTCGCGGACAACGGCTGCCATCTGCATGCACAGCTTGTAGCCGGCGATCTCGTCCAACTTGGCGAAGAAGTCGGCCTGCTGCTCGGCGTCCATCTCCCAGAACATCTCGGCCAGTTCCGCCGGTCGGATGCTCACGCTGGCCATCACGTCGATAGCGCTCATGCCGCAGCCTCCGGAGCGAAACGGGATTCACTGTTCGCCGCTGCCTCGGCAAGGTCTCGCAGGTACACCGATCGGCTGGCCGACGCCTCGCGGGCAACCGCGGCGATCTTGTCGATCACGGGCTGCGGAAGGAATTCCAGGTCGGACCCCAGAACCATCCCGTAGGGCGGGATGCGGTCGCCAATGTCCGCGAACATCGACTCGATGCCGTCATAGGCGGCCTCGCTCAGCCCCCCGGACATCCACTGGTCCGCCTCGGCGACCTTCGCCGGGTTTGCCCGGTACTGCTCGATCAGGGCGTCAATGCGCTCGGCGAGCGCTTCGCCATCCTCGGACGGCGCCTGGTCGTCGTAGGCCCGCTGAGCGGACCGGCTCATCGTGTGGAATGCGAGGGCGGCCATGGCTCAGCCCTCGCACTCGACCATGCGGATGACCAGCTGCTTCGCCGACTGCTGGAGAGCCCTCTTGGTTTCGGACAGGACATCCCCCGCGGCAGCCCCCGCGGCAGCCCTCGCGGCATCCCGCGCGGCATCCCACGCGGCAACCCCCGCGGCAGCCCTCGCGGCAACCCTCGCGGCATCCCACGCGGCATCCCACGCGGCAACCCTCGCGGCATCCCACGCGGCATCCCACGCGGCAACCCTCGCGGCATCCCACGCGGCAGCCGCATCGCTGCGGACAGCCGTCAGCGTCGGCATCAAGCTGGGGCACTGGGCGAAGTCGGTGATCTCGGGGAGGCTGGACAGCGCATCAGCCTGAGCATTAAGGCCAGCCAGGCGCAGCCATGCCGGGGTGTGTTCGCGGATCAGCCAGTCAGCAGCCATCGTGGCTCGGCGCTGCTCAATGGCCGGAGTGGACCGCGTGCCGACAAGGCGCGGGATCAGGTCTTTCAACAGGTCATTGCGCTCGTCGTCCGGCAGCGAGTCGTTCCAGTTGCGCAAGAACGCGGCGATCACCGGGCAAGCGCACTGCGGGCTGTCGGTCCACGGCTCGCCGGCCACAAAGGCCACCGCCTCCATCACGCACATGCCCTCGGACATGTCGTCGTGGCCGCCGCTGCTCAGCTCCATCACCTGGACTTGTGCCAGGCGGTCCGCGTCTACTGCCAGTTGCTGGCTCTTCATGTTCGCCATGACTCAGCCCTCCGCCGCAATGACAGAGCGCCCAGCGACCGCAGCCGACAGGGCAAACGCCTCAGCCGAGCGCTGGGCAGCGCGGTGCATCCCGTACCACTGGGTCACACCCTGCTTTGCCAGGCGCTGGGTGGCGCTGGTGTCGATCTCGCACTCAGTGGCGAGGAACTGGACCCGGCTGAGTTCCGTGCGGGTCGGCCTGAAGGCTGTGCTGTCCATCCCGATCTCCAAGCCCCTGCGCCGGTCGGCGGGTTCGTGGGGCGTCACAGTTAGATTAGGACAAGCCTAAGATTAGGTCAAGCCTTATTTTCGGATTTTGAGCATGCGCCGCGGCGCCAGATGAACGCATAACATCTCGTTCAGGAGCGCGCTTAACGAATAAACCGGGATGCGGAGGACGCTTGTCGCCTGTCGTTCAGGAAATCGCTGAACTTTTCGTCACCTTGGCCGATCTAAGTTGTTGACCGGAAAGCGTTACCGTAACGACGTAACGGTAACGATGAACGTGTTCAACTTTGGAACACTGATTTTTCGTTTGACTTCCCCAACAACTTGTAGTTGGGGTTACGAAAAATGTATCATTGCGTATGTCAAGAGCGGCTGGATCCGCTAGCAGTCAGCCGCCCTGAAAGGCGGTTGTGTCGTCTTCAGGGGAGGGATGTTCTTAGGATGAGTCCAACTGTTAGCGGCGGAAGCTCGTTCCGCGATGAAGCGTTAGAGCTTGAAGTAGCAAAAATTTGGTTGAACTTGGTTCGCCATGTTGATGACGTTTTTCAGGGTCACAAGCTAGGATTCGAGTACATCCTAGAGTGGGCTGACCCCAGTCTAGACAAGATCGTCGGTCAGCTAACGGCGGTTGGGACCAAGGTGTCAACGATGCTCGACGTTTTGGCGAGCGATAAGGATCTGACGGAGTTCGATAGTCTGCAGCGCCTTATCAACTGCGACGCATCCATTCATTTGGTGCGACGGATCCATGTAGCTCTTCAGATGAACAATGAAGATGAGTACAAGGATTGCATCAACAAGCTGATCGGGATGTTCCATGGGTGGACCCCTAACTGCCCGAAGTCATAACTGATGAATTGTGTCACCCCACCGAGAAACTGGAGAATCGTATGATGGCGTCCAACACCAACAACATGGCTGACGAGGGCTTCGCTCTGCGCCGCGCCGAGCTGCTGGAACTGGCACGCGAGGTGAACGCGCATTTCGAGGAGATCCACCAGGAAATGAGCAAAATTCTTGCTCGTGGTGATATCCCGATGGCGGCATAAACCACTCTGTCGTAAGCAAAGAGCCCCGCCGAAGCGGGGCTTTTTGTTGCCCGTTCCAAATTGGAACAACACTACGCACCAGGTCGCCGCTTACGAGAAGCCCCGCAGTAGCGGGCGTAATACACATCCACATAGGAGGTAAAGTCAAAACCTTCCATGTTCCTCGTTGTTTAGCTTTTTATCTTCATCTTCATAAGCTCTGCCAGTCGGGGTAAGCGCTGAAATTGCCCCCCTGTTCATGGAGACGCCAATGCCTAGAAAGCTGACCGTAAATCTTGGTAGCTCCCATGTTGCCATACGTTGATTTAGCTCGGCACCAAATCGATTTTGAGCAGTTCCGTTGGTGGACTTGTTTGGATTCCCAAATTTTTCAAGCAATAAAGCATAAATGGAATCTTGATCTCGTATGCCCGTTGTAAATGCTAGGACGCCTTGGATTCTTCCATCCATGACGATGACCTCGGCATCAGTGACCCCTCTTGGCGAATCGTTCTTGGCTGCTATAAATCCAACCCGGAAGGTTCGTGATTCCGCTGGGTTGCGCCTATCATTTCCGAGTATCCAGCAAGGTCTGGTGGATTGCTGGAAATCTGCCTTATAGATGACTGAGTGACTTGATTCTATGCGCTCACATTCAGGCATATTGAACTCTTCTCCAAAGTTCAGGCCCATGAAATCAGCCGCATCCAGTTGCGCACTTGCGAAAACAAGTAATGCTGCTATTGCGCACCTATTCATTGGAATTCCTTGGTTTGCTGGAAGGTGGCCCGCTAAACTGGTTGGCTACGCTCTCCAGACGCTATATCGACCGGAGCTTTGATGCTGCTGCAATATATACGTGCACTGTCCGCTCACAGTCACTGAGTGCACGGTGTTGGTTCGAGAGAGAAATATTTCCATCACGAGCAAGATCAGCTAGTTTGTAACTTCGGCGACCAGGCCAGGCCTTCCTTGCCATCCTTAATGCACATGATGTTGGATTACGGAACTCAAGATTGTGCTGGGTGGCTGCCTTATGAAGAAATCCTAGATCAAAATCCGCGTTAAAAGCGATCAAGCGGAGGTCACCGATGAAGTCTCGAAAACCTACAAGTGCTTCCTCCAGTGTGATGCCTTCCGATTTAATGAGGTCATCCGTGATCCCTGTTAATTCCACAATCTTCTTTGGCAGTTTCCGCTTTGTTATTATCAAGGCCTGAAAGGTGTCGTGCTGCTTCGAGTCGCGATTCACGCGAATCGCCCCAATTTCGATAATCTGATGTTTACTAGGGTCTAGGCCGGTAGTTTCGAGATCGAAAATTACAAATTGCTCTGGCAGATGGCGTATCTTAATGGATCGCAGATGGCGATTTACATATATCCAAAAAATGATTGCTGCAATTATCAACCCTAACAGGAGGGTGCCCATCATTTCACCATCCTGCCGATCCAGCGCACACGGCCAAGTACCTCATCTCCAGATGCTAGGGCGCGGGGCTCTCTGAAGGGGTTATCATCGTCAGGGTTATCTCCCTTAAAAAGCCCTTCTCCGATATAGCGCTTGACATTGTACTCCTTGCTGTCAGTTGCATTATCTATATGTAGTAAGTACAGGTAATCCTTGCGAAGAGAAGTTTGCGTGGTGACAAACAAGAAGGCGTCGCCATCTTGGAGAGTTGGAGACATTGAGTTCCCCTTTCCATAGAATATGGCGCATTCATCTGGAGTGGCATTTATCTTTGCATAGAAGTTCTTGCGGAACATAAGACCATGTGCTTCGGCCCATTCGTCTGCGCGCTGGCCTTGGCCTAAGCCCGCTGCCTGCTTGTAGCCCAAAGTTGGCAGCCAGTCGCTTTCTGCGGCAGCGTGAGGCTCATCGCCCCAATACAGTTCATCGAAGCTGCTCCCGTGATCCTCTGCTATCTGCTTCGCGAGCGGAGGCTCGCATTTATGATCACCATTGAGCCAAGCATTGGCTGTGACTACAGCAACTCCATAGCGCCGATGAAGGTATGCCCCCGCGCCACGGCGTGGCTGGTCATTGTCTGCTAGTAGTTGAACAAGCCTTCGCCCGAAGGCTTCAGCTTCTTTGTTTGGACGTGTCTTAGGCATGCCCTAATCCTGCCCAATCGAAAATTAGGTTTGCCCTATTGACCATGAAATTAGGATCGTCCTAAGATAGGGCATGGACATCTCTCTCACCCCTCTTGAAGCTGCCATCAAGGCAGTGGGGACACAGCAGGCGCTAGCGGAAGCTATTGGCATTCGCTCTGCTTCGATTAGCGAATGGAAGGCGAGGGGCAGCGTCCCCGCTGAACGAGTGCTGGCTGTAGAGGCTGCCACTGGCGTCTCCCGCCACGACCTGCGCCCCGACGTATTTGGCCCCGCGCCCGAGGGGAAGGCCGATGCTGCCTGACCTTCGATCCATTGTCCGCCGCTGGATTGGGCTCCCCCAAGAGAACGATTGGTTCTCCTGGGTGGAGCGCGAGGTCAGGGCGATGATCTCGGATACAGATCGCCTTATGCGGCAGGCACGCGACGGCGAATCCTGTTCCACACGCCAGAAGAGTGAGGCACCAGATCCTGGCTCTCCCGCTGGCATGCCGCCTGAGCTGCAGAAAGAACCCTGTTTGCCTGAGCGGAATCCATCGTCAGAAGGATCTCCGTGATGAAGGCTTCCAGCGCGATCAGCTTTCCTTTCGACTCGTTGTCCATGTCCGTCTCCGGTAGTGGTTGGGTTCCTAAGCACCCTCAATCCTACCGGCAGGCGGGCACCCATCTCCCTGACCACTCAGCGGCTCCCCGGAAAGGGCACTACCACGCCAGGCTGGGCGGGGCGCTGCCGTTCGCGCTTCGGGATGAAGCGCACGGACACCCGATCACCGCGGCGGCTGATGGCGTAGAGCCGGCCGCACATGCGCTGCAGCACTACGACGTTCTGCGGGCACTTCTCCACTGAATCCACGCGGCTCGGTCCTTCGGGGCTGGGCCTTTATTTCGCCCCGAGGCGGAGTTAAACGCTATGAAACTTCATGAAACCTCCTGCAACCAAAGGCCTTTGCCGCTCGCGTTCGGGATGCACAAGGCGCCCGCCGATGCGCCGGCCAAGGTCGTTCGGCAGATCGAAAGCGAGGCCCAGGCGCTGGCGGTGTCCATCGCTGCCGGCGGGCACAAGCTGGACTACGTGGCAGCCTGCATCGGGCGCAGCCGCAGCTACGTGTCGCGGATGCAGACCGGCTCCGCGCCGATCCCACACCGCCTGATCGGACCGCTGTGCGCCGCCACCGGCAGCAACCTCCTGCGGCAGTACCTGGATCTGCAGCGCGCCCTGGACGGCGTCAGCGATGTTCAGCGCCTGGCCGCGCTGATGAGGACGGCCGCATGAAGTACATGACCGATCCACTGGAAAGGGCCATCTGGCTGGTCCAGCAGCGCTGGCACATCGCCGGCTGCCTGCAGGAGCTGGCAGCCGGCGAAGAAGGTCAATCCGCGAGCGAGTCTTGGCCTGGGAAGCCAAGCACGTACTTTGTTTCGACGTATGAATCCGTCCCCTCTTGTACTGGGACACTTTCCACCGACAGCAGGCGCCAGCCCTCGGCGAGGAGCTCGTTCACGTGGTTTTCGTGGCGCTCGGTTTTCACCTTGACCATGCGGCTAAGCACTGCTGCAACTGCTTCTGGCATTTCGATCTTCCTTGGTTGGGCGTCGAGGGATCTTAACCGAGGGGGCCGCCATGTCTGAGTCAGAAGTGCGCCAGGCAAAGGGGCGATACCGCAAGGTGGAGGTGCGCACCTGGGGCGATGAGAAGTTCCGCAGGCTGAGCCCCATTCCCCCTTGTGGGCAGGGTCTGTGGCTGTTCCTGATCACCGGTCCCCACACTGGCCCGATCCCCGGCCTGTTCCGTGCCGGCCGTGCTGCGATGGCTGAGGAGCTGGACTGGGAGATTGAAGCCTTCGATAAAGCCTTCGGGGAAGCCTTCCGGGAAGGTATGGTGAAAGCCGACTTCAAGGCCCGTGTCGTGTGGGTTCCGAAGGCGATCAACCACAACCGGCCGGAGTCGCCAAACGTTGTACTAAGTTGGGGGGCAGAGTTCGATCTGATCCCAGAATGCGCCTTGAAATGGGAAGCGCTGGAATCCCTGAGAGCCTTTGTTTACGGGCTTGGAGAGTCTTTCGCAAAGGCATTCGATAAGGCTTTCGGAAAGCCTTCAAGCAAGCCTTCCACGAAGGCTATGCCTAATCAGGAACAGGAACAGGAGCAGGAGAAAGAACCCCCCCATACCCCCCCGGCTACCGCCGAGGGGGCGAAGCCTGGGCGGAAGAAGCGGGAGAAGGTCACCTTCGCGGGCTTCCTCGACGCCTGCCAGGCAGCGGGTGAATCCGCGATCCCGAAGACCGACCCGATCTTCACGTTCGCCAAGGACACGGGCATCCCGAAGGACTACCTGCACCTGGCCTGGCGCGAGTTCGCCGGCCGGCACAAGGACAGCGGCCGGATGCAGAAGGACTGGCGGGCCCACTTCCGCGACGCGGTGCGCCGGAACTGGTTCAAGCTCTGGTGGTTCCCGGATGCTGGCTCTTGCGAGCTGACGACGGCGGGCGTGCAGCTGGCCCGTGAACGTGATGCGGAGCGCGCCCGCGAGCAGGAGCAGGCCGCATGAACGCCCTGCCGTCCTACCTCGAAGACGGAGCAGTTCTGCGCGTCCCACCGCACTCGGTCGAAGCCGAGCAGGCTGTGCTGGGCGGCCTGATGCTGGCGCCTGAAGCCTTGCGTGAGGTGCGCGACCTGCTGAAGCCGTCCGACTTCTACCGCGGCGACCATCGGCTGATCTTCGAGTCCATCTGCGACCTGGCCGACCGCGAGCAGCCGTTCGACACGGTGCTGCTGATGAACTGGTTCGAGAACGCTGGGAAGCTGGAACTGGTCGGCGACGGCGCCTACCTGATCGAGCTGGCCAACACCACGCCGTCGGCGGCGAACATCCGCGCTTACGCCGAGGTCGTGCGGAACAAGGCACTGCTGCGGGGCGTGATCGAGGTTGGCACGGAAGTGGTCGACGGCGCCTATGAGGCCCACGATGCCGACGCTGACGCGGTAGTGTCCGGCGCGGCCGCGAAGTTCGCCAACCTGACCGTCCAGTCCAGCGGCACCGGTGGGCTGGTGCTGCTGCGCGGCGACATGCAGGGCATGTGGGAGGAAATGGAGGCCCGCTACAACGGCACCGCCGAGCTGGGCTTGGTGCCGCCGTGGAAGAACGTGGCGCAGAAGCTGCCAGGTCTGGAGGCTACGGACCTGCTGGTTCTCGCTGCGCGGCCGTCGATGGGCAAGACCGCGAACATGCTGGAGTGGTGCTACACCGCGGCGGAACAGGGCAGGGCGGTGGCGGTCTTCAGCTTGGAGATGAGCCGCCGGCAGCTGCTGGCCAGGCTGATGAGCCTGCACTCCGGGGTGCCGCTGTCCCGCATGAGGGTCAAGGGCGAGCTGACCAACGACGACTGGCACAAGCTGGCGGTGGCGCGGAACCACCTGCAGGGCTTGCCGCTGGCCATTGACGACTGCGGATCGCTGCCAGTGGACGCGCTCGTAGCGCGAGCCTCGCGCATGCACGCCAAGGTCAAGGGTGGCCTGGGCCTGGTCGCGCTGGACTACCTGCAGCTGGTGTCTGGTCCGGCCAAGGCCGGCAACCGGACGGAAGAGGTGTCCTACATCTCGCGGACCCTGAAACAGCTGGCCAAGAACCTGCAGTGCCCGGTGATCGCGCTATCACAGCTCAACCGCAGCGTCGAGACGCGCACCGACAAGCGCCCGGTGATGGCCGACCTGCGCGAGTCCGGCGCCATCGAACAGGATGCGGACGTGATCGCGATGCTCTTCCGCGACGACTACTACACCAAGGACGCCTGTGGGGCGCCGGGCGTGTCGGAGTTCATCCTGGTCAAGAACCGCCAGGGCGAGACGGGCACCGCCTACCTGCGCCACCAGCTCGAATGCAGCCGGTTCGAGAACTACTTCGGCGACCGGCCGGACTACACGCCTCGCGCGGTGTCCCGCGGCAGGGATGACGACGATGACGGCTTCGACGTGCCGCACGACCGGCGCCGGAGCGGCAAGGACCTGGCCTCGGGAGCTGACGCATGAGCCTGACCCCAGCAGCGAAGAAGATCCGCGCCAAGCGCGCACGCCGGCCGGTGTACCTGATGGTCCGCCGGTTGGTAGACCCGGCCACCGGTGAACTGGTGGGCGCTCTGGTGCCGGCCAACGAGATCGACCAGCGCCTGCTGCGCGAGCGCCGGTTCGTCGTCGGCAAGGAGATCCGCGCCGAGATGAAGCAGAGCCGGAACCCGGCCTTCCACCGGCTGGTGCATGCGGTGGGTTACCTGCTGGTCGACCACGTCGACGGGTTCGAATCGATGACCGCGCATGACGCGGTGAAGGAGGTCCAGAAGCGGGCCGGCGTGTTCTGCGAGCCGATGGAGATTGACCTGGGCCAGCTCGGCAAAGTGGAGGTGCAGGTGCCGCGCTCCATCGCGTTCGATGAGATGGACGAAGGCGAGTTCCACGAGTTCTTTCGCGGCCTGACCGACTACATCGACCGGAACCTGCTGTCGGGCCTGGCCGATGCGGTGCGGGCGGACTACCTGCTGATGACCGGCGGCGGCGAGCAGCCGCGGAGGGTGGCCTGATGCGCTCGAAGAACTCCAAGCCGCTGACCGCGGCCGAGGAAGCGCACCTGAAGGCGGTCAAGGACCTGCCGTGCAGCGTCTGCGACGCGCCGCGGCCCAGCGACGCCCACCACATCAACCAGGGCCAGCACTTCACCGTGGTAGCGCTGTGCAAGGACTGCCACCAGGGCAGCTTCAACGGCTGGCACGGCCAGAAGCGCATGTGGACGGTCATGAAGATGGATGAACTCGCCGCGCTGAACGTGACCTTGTGCCGGCTCAATCAAGAACAGATCCCCTACAGCGGAGTCCACAAGTGAGCAGAGCCAACAAGATCGAGATCCATTCCGACGCACACAGTATTGGCGTCGTGTTTATGACAAGTGACGAGGAATATCCGGGCTGCAAGCTGGTTATCAGCGGCTTTGGAAAGTCGATCTGGATCACTTTGCCGGAGATCGTGAAGCCGTTCCGCTACAAGGTTCCAGCACCCTCATGGGACGCGGCGACCGTGCAGCGCCTTGGTCGCGATTGGTACTGGAAGATTGAGCGCCGCAGGTTCGGAATTCAGCTGAACTTCGGCGATCACCTCAACTTGCACTACGGGCGTGACGACATCAATTCCGAGAATCCGAAGAGGATCTCCTGCTTCTTGCCGTGGAAGCAGTGGGAGCACGTCCGTCATAGTGCCTATGGTTTGAATGGAGATTGGCTATTCGATTTTTCCAAGGATTTTCGGCGTTCGTGCGATGAACGCGACGTGGTTCCGCGCGCGTCTTTTCAATTTGCTGACTTCGATGGAGAGGTGATTCGGGCTGATTGCCGAATTGAGGAGCGGGAGTGGCGGAAGGGGATCAAGTGGTTCCGCTGGTTGCGCTATTTCGTTTCGCCGCAGGTAACGCGCTGCCTGGAGATCGAGTTCAGCTCCGAGGTTGGAGCCCGCAAGGGGTCATGGAAGGGAGGGATGGTCGGGCACAGCACTGAGCTGAGAGTTGGTGAGCTGCACGAACAGGCATTCCGCCGTTACTGCAGGGAGCAAAAGCTGCAGTACATCGGCCCAGCTGGGGAGGCCGCATGATTACCCTGATTCTTCCGTACCCGATCTCCAGCAACCGGTACTGGGCCACGCGGGTGATCCCAAAGAAGCCGAAACCGCTGGCCATCACCTACGTGACCGACGAGGCCAAGCAGTACAAGGCCGCCGTGGCAGCCATCGCGCGCGCCGCCGGCATTCGGCAGCCGCACGCTGGGCGGGTGTACCTGACTATTCGCCTCTATCCGCACCGGCCGCAGGATTGGGCGAAGCGGGCTCGCAAGGACCCGTACACCTGGGACGACGCCGTCCAGTGCATCGACCTGGGCAACTGCGAGAAGGTGCTATCCGACGCCCTGAACGGCGTGGCCTGGGTGGACGACAAGAAGCACCGCCGGATCGTGCTGGAGCGGATGGAGCCGGACGAGAAGGGTGCGAGGGTCGAGATCGAGATCGAGTTCCTCGCCGCGCCGGTATCGCTGCTGGATGGGGCGGCCGCTTGACCAGCGACCGCATGTGGAAGCGCTACCGCGCCCGGGTCCGGCGCCATGGGTGCTGCTCGGTGTGCCAGTTCCGAGAATTGACCGATGGCACGTTCCACTGCCGGCGCCAGCCCGAACGGCAGGGTGCATGTGCGATCGACGGGAAGCTGCCGGCGTTCCGGCTGGACGACGAAGTAATGGAGGAACTGCGCGATGCGTAATGAAGATCCCACCGTGCAGGCACTGCGAGCGTGGGGCCATGCCCAGGCCAACCGCTATGCGCTGTCGCACGCCGACCGCAGCGTGCATGTGCTGGACAAAGCGCGGGACTTCGCGCCTGGGACCAAGGAACGGGCGCTGCGCGATCTAGTTGGACGGGATGGAATCAGTCGGCGACGTTTCATGGGAGAGCGGTGCGGCGTAGACGCCATGCACATCCTGCCGACTTGGGCGGTAGACCCTATTCGGTCGACCAACGATGCAGGTAAGCCGCACGACAACCCGGAGATCGCCGTCGATATGGGGATTCCCGACGATCTCCGCTGGGTGGAATCTGCCTTGGGTGCCCTTAGTCGGCAGTACCCATTGCGTGCTGCAGTGGTGCGGGTTGAGTTCACAGTTTCGGCAAGCCAGGCTGTCAAAGCGCGCATGGCATGTGATGCGTTCGTGAGCGAGATGGCGAAGCGACTTGGAATTGATCCACCGCCGGGTGGGGAAAGTGATCGTCCCGCTTTGACGGTCCGGCAGTATCGCCACGAACTAGATGCGGCCCTGATCTGGATGGAGGCCGCAAGTATGCAGGCCGCTTGACAGCGGCGGCACTAAATGGGTTAATTCTGCGACCGTCAATAATTGTCCCTGAAGCCCTGGCCCAACAGCCGGGGCTTCTTCGTTTCAAGTCCTGCTAGGCCCGTCGTGAGACGCCCCGATGCAGGCGTTTTCAATGTCTGTCGTGCCATTGGGGTTCAGCTCCGTCCTTGGTGGTGCGACAGGCTCCAACTTCGGAGATTGAGATGCTCCCTACCGCCCGACAAATCGAGCAGGCGGTGGGATGCTCCGCATCGACCGCGGCTCGCTGGGAAACCCCACTGCGCGACACCTGCAGCGCGTTCGATATCACTACGGGCAAGCGCGTCGCCGCGTTCCTGGCACAGTTGGGGCACGAATCGGCCAGCCTGTCGCTGGTGGTGGAGAACTTGAACTACTCCGCCGCCGGGCTGTTGGCCACCTGGCCCAGCCGTTTCACCCACGAGCTGGCCGACCAGCTGGCGCGCAAGCCGGAGCGCATCGCCAACCACGTCTACGCAAATCGCATGGGCAACGGCGACGAGGCGAGCGGCGACGGCTGGCGCTACCGTGGGCGCGGACCGATCCAGATCACCGGCCGGGCCAACTACGCGGCCATCCGCGACGCGCTGCGGGAGACCGGGCGGCAGGTGCCGGACTTCGAGCTGTCGCCAGACCTGCTGGCCGACCCGAAGTGGGGCGCGCTGGCGGCCGGTGCCTTCTGGGCGGCACGCAGCCTCAACGACCTGGCCGACGTGGGCGATTTCCGCAAGGTCACGACCCGGATCAACGGCGGACAGAACGGCGCCGCTGACCGGAACGCCCGCTATGCCGCGGCGCTGAAGGTGTTCGGCTGATGGATGGCGATCCGAACACCGCGCCCTGGTGGGCTGCCGGCGGTGCGTTCGCCCTGTGGGCGATGAGGGAGGTTTGGGGCGTCATCAACAGCCGGAAGAAGGAGCGGACCGAGACCGACGCGAACGTCGCGCTGGTGAGCGGCCTGACAGAGCGCATCGAGCGCCTGGAGCAGTCGCAGGCCCGCATGGGCACGCAGCTGGACGAGGAAATCAAGCTGCGCCAGGCGGCACAGGAGGAAGCCCACCGCCTGCGCCTGCGCGTGATGACGCTGGAATCGTCGCTGCGCCAACTGGGTGCGGTTATCCCGCCGGAGATGACGCAATGATGAACCTCGATCCGCTGCGGCCCTACGCCGACCTGCTTCGCTGGGGCGCAGCAGCCCTGCTAGTCGTCCTGCTGGTTGCCCTCAGCTATCGGTGGGGCGGCTCCCACTGGCGCGGCGAGTATCAGGCCGAGGCCAGGGCGCGCGCCACCGAGAACGCGCAGCACGCCGCAACCCTGCAGCAACTGGCTGACGCCACAGTCGCCGTAGCCGAGAAGGCCAAAGCTGCATCTACCGCCCTGGCCGCAGACCGGCAGGCGAACGACACCCGATTCCAGAAGGCCCAGGACGATGCGAAGCGCGCTCAACGTGACCTTGCTGCTGCTCTGCGCCGCGGCACTGTGCAGCTGCGGCCGGAGTGGTCCTGTGGTGCGACCGGCCCCGGTGCCGGTGGAGCTGCGGCCCTTGCCCGAGGACAAGATGCTGCCGCCGACCTTCGGGCAGCAGGCGCAGCAAACCTTATTGCAGGGGCAGCCCGAGCAGACGCGTGGATCGACTGGCTCCAGCGGGAACTGATCGACACCCGGCAGGCGGTGATTGCCGCTGGATGTGCGGTTGAGGCCCGATGATGGCATGCGGTCCATGCGCGAGGCGCAGGAAGGCGCTCATTGCGAAGCAGAAGCAGAAACAGGCCCAGAGCAAGCCGGTACAGGCTGCCGCGCTGGGTGCGGTGCTGGCCGTCACTGCGGCGGCCGGCAAGGTAATGGGCATCCACGGCAAGGTGGAAGATGGACAAGACGGTCGACGCAAATCCTCTGATGATTCAGGTGCTAACGGAACGCGGGCCGGAGATGAGGGCAGTGGACCACACTGATATTGCCGATTCATGGGTTGGTAAGAGAAATCACCGTGGGGTTGTGGCGTTACATCCAGTCTTGCTGGATGGTGAAGTGGCATTCCACTGCATAGACTGCACGGTATATGTCGTGAGGGATGGCTCGTGACCGGTTTAGACCAGATAGCCAAAGCGCTGAACCGGATCGCTGACGCCCTGGAGCGGCAGGCAGAAGCGACCACGCTGCTAGCCCGAGCAACCGCTGGCGAGTTCGACCAGACCGAAGAAGAGCAGGCGCCACTGGGCACCACCACCGGACGTGGCATGGGGATGGGTTGATGGGTGCTTTCCTTCGGTGGAGCGCAAAGCCAGACGCTGTCCAGCCTCAGATAGGGGACAGGCGTACGGTGACTGCATGGTTGTTCCTCCCACGCAAGGTGGCCGGGCAATGGAGGTGGCTCGGTAGGGAGCAGATCATCGAGGAGTGCATGGTCGTTCCCTGCTCTATTCCTGCGCCGCCGGGCATCCGCTGCATGGGCTGGCGCCCGGTCGAGTGGGCTGATGGCTGACCGCTGGGGCAAAGGCCGTGGCGGCAGACCTTGGCGGAGGCTGGTCGAGGCGGTCAAGCGCCGGGACGGCTACATGTGCCAAGCCTGTGGGCGCCTCACTGAGGAAGGCGATTGCGACCATATCGTCCCGGAGAGCCAAGGCGGAAAGACGGAGATGGCGAACCTGCAATGGCTGTGCAGGACGCCATGCCATGCGGATAAGACCGAGCGCGAGGCTGCCCAAGCTCAAGACAGGAAGCCCGTGACACGCATCGGTGAGGACGGGTGGCCGGTTGGGTAGGGGGGGGATTTGTTAAATCTCCGTTCCATGTGATGGACACCGCCGCCCGAAGTGCTTTTCCCGCATCCACGATTCATAGGACGACCGAATGCCCAGGCCACGACTGCCGGCAGCTAAGGCGGAAGCCTCTGGCGCCGCACTGAAGAACGCGGGCCGGTTCAAGGACCGGAAGGCGCCGAAGAACACGCGCCCTGTCGGCAAGCCCTACGCCGGGATGCCTACTGAAGAGGTGCGGTACTGGAACGAGTTCGTGGCGGAGCTACCGTGGTTGCACTCGGGTCACCGAGTGTTGCTGCGCATGGCATGCCGGCTGGCGGCGGGGTTGGACGGGGATGACTTCGGGGTGTCCAAGGCGCAGGCGCTAAGTTCGATCCTGTCGAAGCTCGGCGCCACTCCGGTTGACGAGACAAAGGTGGCGAACGGTGGCGGCGGCGAAGACGAGGACCCTGGCGAAGCATTCTTCGGCCGACCGAACTAGTGCCTATGCCCATGGGGTTCTGGACGGCGAGATTATTGCCGGTCCGCATGTGCGCAATGCCTGCCGGCGGCATCTAGACGATTCGGCGCATGGCGGGAAGCGCGGGCTATGGTTCGACCATGCCGCCGCCGCCCGGGCGTTCGATTTCTTCGAGAAGGTGTTGAAGCTGTCAGAGGGCCAGTTCGAAGGCAAGCCGTTTCAGCTTCACCCATCGCAGGCGTTCATCATCGGCAGCCTGTTCGGCTGGAAGCGAGCGGATGGTACCCGCCGATTCCGCCGTGCTTATGTCGAGCAAGGGAAGGGCAACGGGAAATCTCCGATGGCCGGCGGTATCGGGCTATATGGCCTGGTGGCTGACGGCGAGGCTGGCGCTCAGGTGTACGCCGCTGCTGCGCACCGTGAGCAGGCCGGAATCCTGTTCCGCGACGCGGTGAAGATGGTGAAAGCCTCCGCTCCGCTGGCAAAGCGGATCCAGTTCAGTGGAGGGCCGGGCAAGGAATACAACATGGCCCATCACGCGAGCGGGAGCTTCTTCCGCGCCGTGTCAAGGGACACCGGTAAGACGGGTTCCGGCCCGCGCCCGTACTTCGTCCTCGCGGATGAGGTGCACGAGCTGCCGGACGGCAAGATCCTGGAAATGCTGGAGCGCGGGTTCAAGTTCCGCCGTCAGCCGCTCCTGCTGATGATTACCAACTCCGGCAGCGACCGAAACTCGGTGGCGTGGACAGAACACGAGTGGGCAGTGAAGGTGGCCGCCGGCAACCTGGATGCGGTGACGGACTCGACGTACCTAGGCGAGGCGCTGGATGATTCGACGTTCGCCTTCGTCTGTTCGCTGGACGATGGGGACGACCCGCTCAATGATCCCGGGTGTTGGGGCAAGGCGAATCCGCTGCTGGGGGTGACTCTGACGGAGGAGTATCTGGCAGGCGTGGTTGCGCAGGCCAAGAACATCCCGGCCAAGCAGAACGGCATTCTTCGCTTGCACTTCTGCGTCTGGACCGACGCGGAGGCGGCATGGATGAGCCGCGAGGTCGTGGAACCACTGCTGCAGGAGTTCACCCCTTCGCAGCACATGGGCAAGGACGTATATGCAGGGCTAGACCTGTCGCAGAACCGGGACATCACCGCCGCCGGATTCGTGGTGAAGACGGGCGAGGTCCGGGTCGAGGGTGTGGACAAGGCTGGTCGGCCGACGACGCTGGTGAAGCCGACGTTCGATGCCTGGGTCGAAGCATGGACGCCGGGCGACACCATGCACGCGAGGGCGGACAAGGACAAGATTCCGTACCCGGTCTGGGCGCAGCAGGGTTTCATCCATGCGCCGCCGGGCAAGAGCATCAGCTACAGGCATGTGGCGCAGACGTTGGTCGAGTATGACCGCGACTACCGCGTGCGGATGGTGGCCTACGACCGGTACGCCTTCCGGCGCTTCGAAGAGGAAGCGGCGGACCTGGGACTGAAGCTGCCGTTCGTGGAGCATCCGCAGGGCGGCACGAAGAAAGGCAAACCGACGCCGGAGATGGAAGAGGCCGCCAAGCGCGCCAAGCGACCTGCGGAGGGACTGTGGTTCCCCGGCTCCCTGCGGCTTCTGGAAGACGCAATGCTTGAGGGCCGCATCCGCATCCGCAAGAACCCGGTTCTGGTGTCCGCGATCATGTCGGCGGTCACCGAGCAGGACAAATGGGACAACGCCTGGCTGGCAAAGCAGAAGTCCGTGAACAAGATAGACGCGGCCGTGGCGCTGGTGATGGCATTCGGCGCCGCGAACGCATTGCATGCCGACAAGAAACCGATGGTCCTGATGACCTTGGGGTGACTTTGATGAACACGAACAACTGCCGCGCCTACTCGCTGCTCGAGGTCAAGGCGTTCGACGACGACGCTCGCCAGATCACCGGCATCGCGACGACGCCGGAACCCGACCGTGTCGGTGACATCGTCGACCCCATGGGGGCGAAGTTCGCCGCGGAGCTGCCGCTGCTGTGGCAGCACAACCACGGCGCACCGGTGGGCGTGGCGCGCTTCGGGAAGGCGACGAAGAGCGGCATCCCGTTCACGGCCAACATCGTGAAGCTGGATGAGCCCGGCGCGCTAAAGGATCAGCTCGATATGGCTTGGCAGGCCGTGAAGGCGAAGCTGGTGCGGGGCGTGTCGATCGGCTTCCGCGCGCTCGAGTACAGCTTCATGGACGGTGGTGGGATTCGCTTCACCGAGGTGGAGATCATCGAGCTGTCGCTCGTGACGATCCCGGCGAACGCTTCCGCGACGATCCAGAGCATCAAGGCCATGGACACCATGGGGCGGCAGCGTGCCGCAAGCCTGGGCGTCCAGCTGATCAATCTGGCCCCGGCGGCGCAGCCCGAGCGGCTGGCTGGCGGCGCCGTGCAGTTGCTGGACTGAAGCATCGGGCCGTCTGGCCCTGCGGGGTGGAACCCGCTTTCCCATTCAAGGCAGGCACCGCCCGGCGTGGAACCCGGGCCGAACGGCTGCGCCCATAAGGAACAGAGAAATGACCCTCGCAGAACAGCTGGCCAAGCTGCGCGAAACGCACAAGGCCAAGGCACAGAAGATGGGCGAGATCGCCCAGAAGTCCATGGACGAAACCCGTTCCATGAATACCGCCGAGCAGGAAGAGTTCGATACCCTCAAGGCGGACATCGACAACCTGGATGGCAGCATCAAGCGCCTCGAGGAGCTGCAGGCTATCCAGGCGCGAAGTGCGACTCCGGCTCCGGTGATCGCGGCCGCCAACGAAGAAGCCGCGAACCGCGTGGTCTCGACCGCGGCCCCCGGCATCCAGGTGCGCAGCGCCCCTGGGAAAAAGGAACCCGGCCTGGCGTTCGCCCAGTACACGAAGTGCTTCCTGCTGGGAAAGACGCTGGGCCGCAGCCCGGTGGACATCGCCAAGCAGCTGTATAAGGACGATGAGCGCATCATCGCCCTCACCGAGAAGGCTGCGGTCGCCGCCGCCAACACCCTGAACGACTCGTGGGCCGGCGCCCTGGTGCTGGACGAGGGCGGCGTGTTCGCCGACTTCAACGAGTTCCTGCTGCCGGAGACCATCTACGGCAAGTTTGGTACCGCCGGGATCCCGAGCCTGAACCTGGTCCCGTTCAACGTGCCGTTCGGCGCGGAAACCGCGGTCAGCGATGGCTACTGGGTGGGTGAGGGTAAGCCGAAGCCGGTGACCAAGGGCGCGTTCGCCCGTGACACGCTCGCGCCGCTCAAGGTGGCTGCGATCACCGTCGCGACGAAGGAGCTGTTGCGCCACGCCAGCCTGCCGGCCGAGTTGCGCCTGCGTAACATGCTGGTGAAAGGCCTTCGCCGTCGCTTGGACATCGACTTCATCGATCCCGCCAAGGCCGCCGTGGCCGGTGTTTCTCCGGCGTCGATCCTCAACGGTGCTACCGGCATTCCGTCCAGCGGTACCGACGCGGATGCGATCCGCTGCGACTTCCAGGCACTGGTCGCTGCCTACTTGGCGGAGAACAACAGCCTGAACAGCGCGGTCTGGATCATGCCGACCAACATCGCCCTGGCCGTGTCCTTGCTGCGCAATCCGCTTGGTCAGCTCGAGTTCCCGGGCATGACCATGCGAGGTGGCCTGCTGGAGGGCATCCCGGTGATCGTGTCGGACTACGTGCCGGTGGACTCGGATGGCGCCATCGTCGCCCTCATCAACGCCAACGACATCTATGTCGGCGACGAAGGTGGCTTCTCGATCGACATGTCGACCGAGGCGGCGCTCCAGATGGACAACGCTCCGACCAACGCCAGCGTCTCCGGCGCCGGCAGCGACACGGTCGTGGCGACCTCGATGGTCAGCCTGTGGCAGACCAACTCGGTCGGCTTCCTGGCCGAGCGCGAGATCAACTGGATGCGCAATCCCTGGCGCGTGGCTGCGGTCTACCTCACTGGCGTCCAGTGGGGTGCCTGCCCCCCGGTCTGATCGGCTTCGCAGCGTAGTGGCATTGGAGGGGGCTTCGGCCCCCTCCATTCTTTAGGAGAGGATCTGATGTCCAAGATCGAAGTGGTGAAACGCGGCCGGTCTGTGCGCGTTCATCCGCAGCTTGCGGATGTGCTCGTCGCACGCGGAGGCTATCTGCGTCGCGACATGGTAGCGCAAGCGCCTGCATCCCCCCCCCCGCAGAGCCACGATTCCTCGGTGCTGGATCTCGACATCGCGGGGACAACTTGGGATCCGGACCTGCACACTGCCGACAAGGCGAAGACTAAGGCCGGAGCTTGGAGAAAGCGTCCCCAACCGAAGAATCCGAGCGCCGGCGAATGACAAATTTCTCATCCCGTGACCTTGCGATTGAGGCTGGCGTGCGTCGCCACGGTGTTGACTACCTCAAGTCGCTATCTCCGGTTGCGGGCCCCGCTAGCCGCCGCGGCTGGGGCGAGTGGACAGTGCGGGAACCGTTCCCTGGCGCTTGGCAGCGGAACATCGCGGAGAAGGTTTGCACCGTTCTCTGCTACCCCACGCTGTATGCCTGTCTCAACCGTCTGTCCAGCGACATTGGAAAGCTTCCCTTCTTGGTGATGCGCGAGGGCACTGATGGCATCTGGTCAATCGACAACGCCAACACATCCTATTGGCCGGTGCTGCTGAAGCCGAATCACTATCAGACCGCCCAGCAGTTCCGCGAAGCCTGGATGCTATCCAAACTGATCAGCGGGAACACGTACGTGCTTAAGGAGCGCGACAACCGCGGCGTTGTGACGAAGCTCTATGTTCTCGACCCGTGCCGGGTGATTCCGATGGTCGCGGAGAGCGGCGATGTCTACTACCAGATCAACTACACCAGCAGCGCTAACCTGCTGCCGGAGAAATATCCCTCCGAGACTCTGGTGGTTCCGGCGAGCGAGATCATCCACGACCGGCTCAACTGCTTCCACCACCAGCTAATCGGCGTCCCACCGGTCTGTGCTGCGAACTGGCCGGCAGTGAAGAACCTAAAGATCCTCAAGGACGCCACCACCTTCTTCAGCAACGGCGCCAACCCGGGCGGCATTCTGACAGCGCCAGCAGGCATGAGCGAAGAAGACGCGACCGAGGTGAAGGTCTACTGGAACACAAACTTCCAGGGAGAGAACTCAGGCAAGGTGGCCGTGATCGGTGCGGATATGAAGTTCACGCCCTTCGCCTTCAAGTCGGCCGACTCGCAGATGGTCGAGCAGATGGAGTATTCCGACCAGCAGATCTGCCAGCCTTTCGGAATCCCACCTTACAAGGTAGGTATCGGCTCCATCCCCGCTGGCATGAAGGTCGACGACCTAAACCAGTTGTATTACTCCGATGCCCTGCAGACGCACGTCGACGCCATGGAGAACCTGCTGGACGAGGGTCTGGGCGTGAAGCGGCCACAGGGAATCGAACTCGATCTGGAGCCGCTGTTGCGCATGGACGTCGGCAAGCAGGCGGATGTCGAGACCAAGCTGGTCGGCGGGATGATCAAGGCGCCGAACGAGGCGCGCCGTCGCCTGAATCTGAAGCCACTGGACGGCGGTGACACCGTTTATGGACAGCAGCAGGATTACCCCCTGAGCGAGCTCGCCAAGAACACCATTAGCGCAGCTACGCCTGCGCCGGAGGAGCCCTCCAATCCGCCGCAGCCAGAAGCTCCGGAAGATGGCGAAGACGCAGCGCAAGAGGTGGTTCGTGCACTGTCTGCCGAGCTCTTCATGATCAAGGCCATTGCGGCCGCACGCACTGAGGCCCTGCAATGATTGATCCCGTCGAGTTCGGCAAGCAGATAGGCGCGCTGATCCGTGACGCAACGGCGCCGCTGTTGGCACGGATCGAAGAGCTGGAGAAGCGGCAACCTGAGAAGGGAGAGCGCGGTGCTGACGGCGCGCCTGGCCGCGACGCGGATCCTGTGGATCTTGCCGGAATCGTCGAAGAGGTGCTGGCCACGCTGCTGAGTGGTGATCGGCTGAAGACACTGGTAGATACCCATGCGGGCGCAGCCGTAGAGGAATACTTCGAAGCCAATCCGGTGCGACACGGCCGCGACGGCGCCGAAGGTGCGGCGGGCCCGCAGGGGGATAAGGGCGAGACTGGGGCTACAGGCCGTGATGGCGTCGGCCTGGCAGATGCACTTATCGACCGCGACGGGAACCTGGTCTTGACCATGACTGACGGGCGGGCGAAACAGCTGGGAACCGTCGTCGGCGCCGATGGCGAGCGCGGACAAGACGGCCGCGACGGAGTAGATGGCATCAGCTTTGATAGCGCCTGCGGCGCCTACGATGCCGAGCGCGGCTTCGTTATCACCCTGGCAGGTGCGGGCCGGCAGACCGAGCTGGTGTTGCCATACATGGTGCATCGCGGGTTCTGGCGCGAAGGTATAGGGATGAAGGCAGGCCAATCGGCGACGCACGATGGCGCGCTCTGGATTGCGAAGCGCGACACGGCCGCAAAGCCCTGCTTGGAGAACGCGGAGGACTGGATCCTCGCCGCTCGCAAGGGCCGTGACGGCAGGGATGGAAAGGATGGAAAGCCACCGCCGGGCCCGGTGAAGTTAGGGGGCGGCGATGGCGCTTGATCTGGTTACCCCCGAGCAGGCCCGCTTCCAGCTGCGTGTCGACGCCGGCACCCCCGACGACGACTGGATCGCCCTATGGATCCCGATCGTTTCTGCCGCGGTGGCGAGCTGGCTGAAGGACGCCTGGCGCCTGTACGAGCCGGAGGTCGATTCGGCCGGGGTCATGGTCACGGACAGCAACGGTGACCCCGTGGCGGCGCTGGACAGCAGTTTGGAGCCGATCGTGCGCGCCGAGGTGCAGGGCGCGGTGCTGGTCGAGCTGGCGTCACAATACCGCTTCCGGGAAGGCGAGGGCGACAACGTCGTCTCGGCCGATGCCGGCCATGGCTACGTGCTATCGAAGGGCGCCACGGCGCTCCTGGCGCCGCTGCGGCGGTCGACGGTTCGCTGATGAGCGGGGTCGCTTCCGGAAAGCTCCGGCATTGGGTCCAGCTGCAGCGCCAGCAGAGCACACAGGACCCGCGCACGGGCGAGATGGTCACCACGTGGGTGCGGCTTGCCGACGTGTGGGCAGACGTGGCGCCAGCATCGGGCCGCGAATTCCTGGCCGCGGCGGCGGAGCAATCCGAGGTCCGCGGCCGAATCACGATCCGCTATCGGGACGACGTCGACGCGACGATGCGGGTGGTCTATCGCGGCAAGTGGTTCGCCATCCTGGCCGCGCTGCCGGACACCGATTCCGGAATCGAGCACCTGACGCTGATGGTCGCGGAAGGCGTTCGGATCACCTGATGGGCACGTGGGCACTGCTGGCGCCGGGGCCGAGCGCGTCGGCCGATCTGGCTGCGCGCGCTGCGCACCTGCCACTGGGTGCGGTGGGCTGCGCCTGGGAGCTGGCGCCGGCGGCGCTCTTCATCGCCAGCGCCGATGCGGCTTGGTGGCGCAGCTACCCGGATGCCGCAGCGGCGCCGGTAGCGAAGTTCTGCATGGGCATGGCACCCCGCGGGGTGGAACAGGTCCGTATGCCGGAGGTCGGCTGGTCGGTGGTGAACAGCGGGGTGCTGGCGCTGGAGTGCGCGCGCCGCGCCGGCGCCACGCGAATCCTGCTGCTGGGTTTCGACATGGCCGGGACGCACTTCTTCGGCCCCTACACGAACGGCCTGAGCAACACGGCACCGGCGAAGCGGCGCGTGCACCTGACGCAGTACGCGAGCTGGGCGCGGCTGCACAAGACGATCGAGGTCATCAACTGCACGCCGGGCTCGGCGTTGCATTGCTTCCCCAAGGCGAGGTTAGAAGATGCTGGAGACATTCTCGGGCCGCAGGGCCAGCCAGAACGAGCAAGAACTGCGGGGCTTCATCGCGCTGTTGCTTGAGCGCGGCGTCACCCGCTATCTGGAGATCGGCGCGCGGCACGGCGATAACTTCCACGAAGTCATGCTGTCGCTGCCGGAGGGCAGCACGGGAGTGGCGGTGGACCTGCCGGGTGCCCTGTGGGGTACTTCGAAGTCGCGTGAGCAGCTGCAGCGCGCCGTTGCCGATCTCACTCAGCGCGGCTACCACTGCAGCTGCCTCTTTGGCGACTCGCAGACCGACGCAACGAAGCGCCTGATCACTGGCCGTGGTCCGTTCGACGCGATCCTGATCGATGGGGACCATACCTTGGCCGGCGTGACTCGTGACTGGACGCACTATGGCCGCATGGCTCCTGTGGTCGCCTTCCACGACATCGTGGGCACGGGCCAGCGCGAGAAGGTGCACGGCCGCGAGGTCGAGGTACCTATTCTCTGGCAGCAGTTGAAGGAACAGCACCAAGTCGCGGAGTTCATCGCCGAGGGCTCGGCCATGGGCATCGGCTGCGTATTGGCGGATTGATCAGTGCACTTCGATCTGAGCCAGCGGGCGCCACATCAGGTAGCGCACCGGCAGGCGGTAGTGGAGGGGCTTCGCCGTCACGGAGTGCTCGACAAGTACCCGGACGTGGTCGTGTGCTGGGGGTGGCGCGCTGGAGCGGTGCATCGAAAGCGTGGCCGTGACGTGCTAGTGCTCGAACGCGGTTACATCGGAGACCGGTTCCAGTACACGAGCATCGGCTGGAACGGGCTCAACGGCCTGGCCATATTCCCGGACTACCCGGGCGACGGCGGCGCGCGCTTCCGCAGCCTTGGCGTGCCGCTGCAGCCGTGGCGCCCAACTGGCGAGTACGTGCTGCTGGTGGGCCAGGTGCACGGCGATGCGGCGCTTCAGGGCAGGAACCTGACCCAGTGGTATGCGCAGACGGCCCAATCCGCGGCTGCCGAGTATGGATTGCCGGTCCGATTTCGGCCGCACCCGCTCGAGGTGCGCCGTCTCGGTGTAGTCCGGGCCGTGGCCGGCACATATCAGGACTCCGGATCCCTGCAGGACGCACTGGCGCGCGCCGCGGCGGTCGTGACTTGGAACAGCAACACCGGCGTCGATGCGCTTCTGGCTGGCAAGCCGGTTGTGGCGCTGGGAGACGGTGCGATGGCATCGCCGCTCGCGGCGCGCGAACTGGGCGGCCAGTGCAACCCGGACCGGGAGGCCTGGGCGTACGCCCTGGCATGGAAGCAGTGGACACTGGACGAGATTCGCAGTGGTGAAGCTTTGGTAGGCGTCGTGGAGGACTTGCGGAATGGACGTTACGGTCAAGGTCGAGGGGCTCGCGGAGATAGAGCGCAAGCTGCGCCTCCTGCCTCAGCGCATCGGAACAAACGCGATGCGACGCGCGCTGCGCAAGGGCGCGATAGTCATTCGTGACCAAGCGCGGGTAAACGCCAGACAGGTCGACGACCCTGAAACCCGCGAGAACATCGCCAAGAATCTAGTCGTACAGAGCGGCGGTCGACGACGTGAGCGTGCGGCAGGCGGGATCATGATGCGCGTCGGGATCATGGGAGGCGCCTCAGCGAACAAACACAGCAAGGATGCATCTGGCAATCCTGGCGGTGATACGCGGCATTGGCGCTTTGTGGAGTTCGGAACGTCGACTGTCCAAGCGCGCCCCTTCATGCGTCAGGCGATGGCGGCATCCGCCGAGAAAGCATTGAACACCACAGCGGCCGCCATGGACGCTGAGATCAACAAAGAACTGGCGAAGCTGGGCTGACCATGTACCCATCGGTTTTCGAAATCGCGGCTGCCAGTCCTGCCGTGACGGCAGTGCTTGGATCAAGCCCCACGAGGCTATGGCCGTTTACTAAGGCTCCGCAGAAGGGGAATCAGGGGTATGGCGTTCCGTATGCGGTGCATCAGCTCGTCTACGGAACCCCAGTCAACTCGCTCTCCTGCATTCCTTCCGCCGACAACTTCGGCATCCAGTTTGATGTCTACGCTGCCACGGCAACCGCCGCGCGCCAAGTTGCTGCTGCACTGCGCGATGCCTATGAGGCCAGCCATAACCCTGTTGTGTCTTGGAATGGCGAGGATTGGGAATCGGCCACTGGGCTTTACCGCCTTGGATTCACCGTCGATTTCTGGCCGGACCGGGCCGACACCTAAACCAAGATCCTGAAGCCCGGCAGGCCACGCCGAGCTGCAGCCCACCACCCCGCACTGCGGGGTTTTTTGTTGGCCGAAAACCCCAGCAGAGGAAATATTGATGAAGACCCAGGGTACTAACCTCTATGCCATTGATCCCGCAGATGGCTCGCTGATCGTCGTCGGCTGTCCTACCAGCATCGATGGCATCGACACCTCCATCGAGCAGCTCGAGACGACCTGCCTCAACTCGCAGGCACGCACTTATGAGGCCGGTTTGGCTACGCCCGGAACGGCAACCTTCGCCATCAACATCGACCCGAAGGACCCGTCCCACCTGCGCCTGCACCAGCTCAAGACCGCGGGCACCACTCTGCAGTGGGCGGTGGGCTGGTCGGAGGCACCGGACGTCGAACCGACCATCGAGCAGGACAGCGACGGCGAATACGTGTTCGTCCCCAACCCGGCGCGCAGCTGGATCTTCTTCGAAGGATTCATGAACTCATTCCCCTTCAGCTTCGCGCTGAACGCGCAGGTCACCTCCACCGTGGGCATCCAGGTTTCCGGCGAGCCGGAACTGATCCCGGCTGGCAGCTAAGGCGAAGTCCACTTCTACGGGCCGGGTCTGGGGCGTGCCTCGCCTCACGATTCCCGCCGGCCCACCCAATCAAGGCGAGGTCAGCATGAGCACTATCAAAGAGTTGAAGGAAATGGGGGCATTTGTCCCTGATGAGAAGGTCAAGGCCGACATTCGGTTCAAGGTAGATGGGCAGGAATACACGGCCTATGTCTACGTCAAACGCCTATCGGCGGGCGATTACGAGTCCCTCTTTACCGCCCAGCAGCAAGGGCGGAGCCAGACCGCCGAGATCATCTCCAAATGCATCTTCTTTGGCGAAGGAGGCAAGGAATCGATCTCTTTTGAGGACGCATATCGCCTCCATCCCGATCCTGCCGGGGCGATGGTCAATGCCTTCAATGAGGTCAACGCCGTAAAAAAGTCCTAACGCCACGGGACAAGTTTCTACTTGATCTGACGTTGGCGTTGGGGGGCATGACTGCCGGTGAACTTCGTGAGCGGATCACGAATGCAGAGCTAGAGATGTGGCTTTCCTACGTCGAAGAGTATGGGCCGCTGAACCTCGCGCTTCGATTCGATTCAGCAGTCGCGCGCGCCATGTCCTCTATGTCGAAAGAAGCAAAGCCACGCGACTTCATGCCGTGGCCGCGTGAGCCTGAGCCTGAAGCAACCCTGGAAGGCTTGTTCGGAATCTTCAAGAAAGCTGCGACTACACCGAAAGCGAGAAAACGATAATGGCAAGCATCAGGTCTCTTGGCACTCTCACAATTGACCTCATTGCCAAGACCTTTGGCTTTGAGCAGGGCATGGATCGTTCAGCTCGGAATGCCAAAAAGCGAATGAAGGAGCTGGAAGACACGGCAAAATCGCTGGGGACCGCAGTTGGAACTGTCGGTGCAGTCCTTGCAACAGGTTTCGCTGTTGTAGTCAGGAACACGATCCAGGCAGAGCAGCAGATTTCTCAGCTTGATGCGATTCTGAAATCGACGGGAAATGCAGCCGGCTACACTCGCGAACAGCTCGTTTCGATGGCAAACGAGTTTCAGAAGTCGTCGACCTTCGGTGCCGGGGAGATCATTGAAGCCGAGACCAGGCTTCTTTCCTACTCCGGCATCCTCGGGAAGAACATCCCGCGAGCCATGCAAACTATCATCGATCAGTCTGCGCGCCTCAACATCAGCCTCACCCAATCAGCAGAGACTATCGGCCGCGCCTTGGAGTCGCCTTCCAAGGCTGCAGCGGCGTTGGCACAGCAGGGATTTGGAGCGGCCTTCACTGACAACGTGAAGCGCACCATCGACGCCCTCGTGCGTGCGGGCCGCGAGGGCGAAGCCCAGATCATGATCCTCGAAATCCTTGAGGAATCGTATGGCGGGGCAGCCTTGGCCGCGCGCAACACGTTCGGCGGCGCATTGCTGGCGCTCAAGAACACGTTGTCTGACCTGATGACTGGAAGCGACGGATCACTCAATGGGCTTACCAAGTCGCTCAATGATCTGAACGATACGCTCAACGACCCACAGGTACGCAGCGGATTCGAGACCCTGATCAATGGTGCCATCAAGGGCGCAGGAGCATTCGCCGAGTTAACTGGGAAGATCACTGAGGCAATCGGTGAATACCGGAAGTGGCTTGCGGACGCTGGCCGGCTTCCGGCCGACATGCTCGATAGCGAGGCGCAGATCGATGCCAGGATTCGCGGACTGTCGCGGATGAAATATGGCACCGACCTGATCAGCCAGATCCAGCGGACCTTTTTGGGGGGATCGATCGATGAGGAACTCGCCAAGGCGATCAGCCAGCGCAGAGGCTTCCAGTTTCGAGATGTGACTTCGCGGGTGCTGCCAGGGGGAACGGATAACGCCGGTAACACCTCGAACCTTGATCTACGAACCGACGCAGAACGCAAGAAGGCTGCCGCAGATGCTGAGCGTGCGGCGGAGCGCCTTGCCAAGGCCATCGTCCAGATGAACAAGGTCCAGCGTGAGTGGCAGACCGAGCTGGACGGGACGGGGAACAACATCCTCGACGAGTACGCGCGGAAGCTGGATGAAATCACCAGCCGTGGCGAGGAGTTCGCCCGCATGGGAATGCCAGCCGATGCTGTGGCGAAGTTCAGGGGCGAGATGGAGCGGCTTGCGGGGGCAATTCGCGACAAGCAGTTGTCCGATTTTGGGCGCGAGTTCAATTGGTCTACACAGGAGCTGAAGCTAAACCTTGCGGGTATAAGCACGGCATCGGTTCAGTATGAGAGAGACCTATACTCTCTAAATGAGCAGCTCAAACAGAACCTAATAAGCCAGGATCAGTACAACGAACGTCTTTCCGCACTAGAGGGAAAGCGCTTCTCGGAACAGGATTCGGCAAGGAACGACTTAGAGTTTGAGCTGAAGCTTCTGCAGATGACGAATGCTGAGCGCCAAGCGTCGATAGTGATGCGTGGATGGGATGTGGAGTCAGTGAAAAAGTATGGGGCAACGGTCCGGGAAGAGGTTCAGCGCCTTCAGGATGCACTGAAACAAGCGAACGTGATGGACGACTTCCGTAGTTCCTTCACTTCCTTCTTCGAGGATGTTATCTCCGGGACACGTTCATTGAAGGATGCCTTCAAGTCTATGCTGGATAACATCGCCCAGATGATCACTCAGCGGATTGCGCAGAACTGGGTAGATCAGTTGTTCGGCGAGATGGGCTCTACTGGCAGCGGATCAGCCGGCGGCAACTGGTTCGGCCAGATCGCGAAGTGGATCACAGGCGGAAGGGCCAATGGCGGCTGGACCAGCGCGCATAGCGTCTATGAGGTCAACGAACGCGGCCTAGAGATGGCCACCGTGCGCGGTAGGGACTTCCTCCTTACTGGCGGGAGTCCCGTAGAGGTGACTCCCAATCATCGACTCTCTTTTGGTGGTGGTAGTGGATCAGTGACTCAGAACTTCTACAACCCGGTGATGAGCAATCTCCAGACCGACTCTCAGCGTGCGCGAGAAGAAGCAAGGAAGGCACAGAAAGCAACGGCGAGGAACAGTTGATGGATGTGTTCACTCGGAACTATATCCGAGCCTGCGAGGGCTACGGTTGGGAAGGCGGGCCGGAGTTCAACACCGACATCGTGGAGATGGTGAACAAGGCCGAGAAGCGCAACGCTCGATGGTCGCAGTCTAGGTTCTTCGCCACGCTCCCCTTCTTGAACATCCGCCCCGAGTTGTACGGCTACATCTTGGACATGTTTGAAGACAGGATGGGCCGTTGGGGGGTGTTCCTCTACCGAAACCCCCTCAATTTTGCAGCGAACGGCGCTGTCTTTGGCGTGGGGGATGGACTGACGACAACCTTCCAACTCGCTTACTCGAGCGAGGTGGGCGGCAGGGTGCGGATGCGTAATGCGTATGCAATCTACTCCCCAAGCCCTACTGGAGACGGAACGACCATCGATCCTTCCGTTTCCATCTATGTCAACGGTATTGCGGCCACTGGAGTGACTGTCGACCGGGATCGGGGCCTGGTGACATTTGCGTCAGCCCCAGCCAATGCCGCAAAACTTACATGGGATGGCGAGTTTTCCCACTGGGTTCGGTTTGCAAATGACCGACTGCCTTTCTCCATCGATAATCGCGCGAGCGGTGAGTTCGCGACAAACGGAATGGTCGAGCTGACCGAAGTGAACCCCCCACGGGATGACGAACTGTGACTGTACTGAAGAAGTCGATCCCCATTGCACTGATGGACCACTACCGGCAGACGGCCGTTACGGTGTGTCAGCTGCTCAGGATCAGGACCAAGACGGGACAAGTCTATGGGTTCACGGACCTAGATGTGGATGTCCGTTACGACCCTGCACTAGTTGATCCCGGGGGCACTGGGGACAACTGGGGAATGGTCAATCACGCCGCCTTGAATGGCGGCTTTTCTTTGGCCCGACTGGATGCGGCGGCTGACCTCTCGGTGGACAACTCTGAGCTGAGCATCCTCCCTGGCGATGCTTCCGTAACTGTTGAGCAGTTGATGGCGGGCTTCCTCGATTCAGCCGATGTCCGCATCTACCGGGTCAACTACATGGACCTTTCCATGGGGCACGAGTGTATTGCTGTTGGCAACCTTGGCGATACGAAGGTATCCAACGGATTCGGAACTCTGGAGTACAGGTCGCTAACCGACCAGCTCAAGGAGCCAATGGCGGACTTGTGGTCAAAGACGTGTCCACATGTGTTTGGTAGTGCTGAGTGCCCAAAGGGGTTCGTCTGGACATCGGGAACCGTAACCGCAGTAGATGACGATGAACCTGCGCGAGTGTTCGGAAGCGGAGTTTCTGCATCAACCGATCAGTACAAGTTCGGGATCGTTCAATGGCTAACCGGTAAGAATACAGGCAAGGAGATGGAGGTGGATCAGAACACGGGCGGAACCTTCGCGCTTTCGCTTGACCTGCCGTATCCCATCGCGGTTGGTGACACATTTCGTGTGCGCGAGGACTGTAGCAAGGTCTATGACGACTCCGCTCACGGTTGCATTCACCATTGGGGCGCATCTGATCGGAACCTCTACTTCGGTGGATTCCCTGATATCCCAACTGCCGATGGCGGTGCCTCCATGGTTCCTGGGGCGAGGATGCGAAATGCAGGTTGAACATTTCGCGCGGTCAATGATCGGCGTCCCTTGGGTCCACCAAGGCAGAAGTCGCGATGGCGTCGATTGCGTGGGACTGTGTGTCCTCGCGCTTCGTGCGGCTGGCATTGAGGTTCATGACAGAACGGACTATGGCCACGACCCCGATGGGACGCTGCGAGCTGAGTTCATCCGTGCCATGGGCATGCCGCGCCCCGATATCGCCGCGGGAGACATTGTCATAGTGAAATTCCGGGCGGAACGGCACGCGGCTATCGTTTCATCGAACGGTATCGGCTTGACGATGATCCATGCTGACAGCAGCCACGGGCGTGTTGTTGAGCACAACATTGATGCTCGCTGGCGCAAGCGGATCGTTGGCGCTTGGAGGCCTTCTGCATGAGCAGCAGCACGATTGGCTCTGTTGTCGGCGCTGGCATCGGCTGGGTAGTCGGAGGCCCAGCAGGCGCTCAATGGGGTTGGATGATCGGTGGCGCCGTGGGTGCGCTTGTCGATCCGCAGAAGGTCTACGGGCCAAGGCTCACTGATGCCAGAACGCAGTACGCGCAGGATGGTGTTCCGCGTGCCCGTGGCTACGGTACGTTTCCGACCGCTGGAATCATTCTTTGGCAAGACGTGCTCAAGGAGCGCAAGAAAAATAGTTCCGGAAAGGGTGGTCCCACACAGGTCACCTATACCTACACCACCAGCTACGCCATTGGTGTTTGTAAGGGACCAATCACTGGGTTTCTCATCATCAAGAGAAACGGGAAGATTGTGTTTGACGCCCGATCGGATGATGAACTGCAGTCCATCGGCTACTCCGACGAGCAGGTAAAGGAGACGCGCGCAGCGCAGGCAAAGTTCCTTCAGAACGCCACCTTCTACTATGGCGGCGACGACCAGATGCCTGACCCTACGATCCAGGCTGTAAAGGGTGTGGAGAACGTCCCGAGCTATCGCGGGTCTGCATATATCGTCCTCACTGATGATGATGTCACGGCAGAATCTGGGGCCATTCCTCAGTACGAGTTTGTCGTAAGCCAATGCGGCGACATTCAGAATGACACGACTATCGCTGGGCAGCTCATTGTCTGTGGTGTCGCTACGACCACTGGTGCGCCGATGTGGGCCACTGCGAGCGCAACGGCCAGCCCTGAGTTCACGGGTATTGCTCAGTCAAAGGGGGCTGACATTTCGGAAGGCATTCCAGCCTACAGCAATGGAACATGGGTGGTGGCTGGGATTAATAGCGCAAGGTACTCTCAGGACGCGGGCAACAACTGGCATGAGAGTCTAATCAGCACGGATGGGAAGACGGTAAACGATGTCGCCGGAACTCCGTCAGGTTGGTTGGTGCATGTTGCAGCCGTCAATCCAATCAGGGCTGCACAAGTTGACCCTATCGAGTTCACTTCGCTAAGCGACGCGGAGTACACGACAGGCAACGATTGGCCATCTGGGCTGCGCAGCAGCTACTATGCCTACAGTGCCTTTGGCTATTTCTTTGTCGCCTACAACAGAAACCTGTGGCGATCAATTAGTCCGCGCGGACCTTGGGAGAACATCTGCAATGAGTTGACGCTGGAGGGCGACCCCAACGGCTCGATGCTTCAACAGTGGTTGAGTATTTGCGAAGGCCCGAATGGGATTCTCTATGCGGCCACGATTCAGGGGTTTAACATCCCCCGCTATCAAGTGCGCACCTCATCAGATATGGGGGTGCATTGGAAGAATGCCGATATTCTCGTTGACCGAGCTTCGGTGGATAACGCTCATCCACTTCAGGTGGTGCTTGTGCGGTATGGGGAAGGCACCCCGGATGTTGTATGCCTTGCTAACGATGGGTATGTCTGGTCAAGCTCTAATGGGTGGGCTACGCCTATAAGCGTTGGGATGGCGACTAGCGGCAGGCATCATATCGCCGCAGCCAACGGACGCGCGTACATAGTCAACGGCAACCAGTGCGTGGTATTTGATCCGCTTGCAGGGTCAATGTCAGCGCCGATCACGCTTCCGATTAGCAGTGTCACGGGGATTGCTGCAGCTCCCGGAGAGTTCGGGGTTGGTGTGATCCCCGTACCTGACGCACCTGGCTACTACATAGATCCTGTGACTGGCGTTATCAGCGGTCCGGATGGAATGCGCATTGAACCTTGCAAGCCGACTCTGGGTGAGATCGTTTCAGCGGAGAGTTCTATTCGTGTCCAAAGTTCACGAATTGACGTTTCCGAACTGACGGAGTTTGTGAATGGGTACCGCGTCGCCAATCAAACCAGCCCTCAGGCCACTATCCAAAGCTTGCAGCCTGGGTACTTCTTTGATGCCAGCGATTTTGATGGAAAGCTTCATTACGTAGTGCGAGGCCGACCCTCCACATTCGCCATTGAAGTTGACGACCTTCTTGGCGCTCAGGGTCAGGCCGTGCATTGGGAGCGTACGAAGGAGAATGATCTCCTGCGCAAGGTCACAGTCGGATATATCGATCCGTCAACCACCTATACGACTACCACGCAGGACTGGGAGCGGCGGTCGTCAACTATCCAGGCCAGAGGCGAAGGGGTGGTTGAGCTGGCGGTGACCGGTGAGAAGGATTGGGCAAAGCGGGTAGCCGATAAATCAATCAGGGTTGCCTGGGGCGAGACAGACGAGTGCACGTTCTCAGTATCGATCGACCACGCGGAGCTGGTAACAGGCGCGTGGGGTACGGTCCAGGACATCGATGGATCAGTCCATCAGGTCAGAATTACACGAATCGAGGACGAGCGCCTATCGCGCATCATCACTGCCAGGCGTACGCGCGCTAGCGCCTATGAGTCGTCCGCGGCAGGTATTGCATCGCCCTTGCCGGAGTTTCCTGGGACAAATGTTCGGGGTCCGTCCATATCAGCTCTCTTAAACATCCCGGCATTGCGTCAGCAGGACGATACCCCGGGCCTCTACTGGGCTTGTCGTGGCGCAATGAATGGATGGGAGGGGGCTATTCTTCAGTTCCAGAGGAACGGCGAGTGGGTTACGGTATCTGCCATTCTGGCGCCATCTACGATGGGCACTATTACCGAGGCGCTCCCGTATTCGGATCGAGACTACACAGACACATGGAACGTGTTGCCCGTATCGGTAAATTCGGGAATGCAGTCTGTCACAGATTTGCAGCTGTTGGATGGTGCGAATGCCGGGGCTATAGCAAACGCAGACGGTACTGCTGAGATCATGCAATGGCGGGATGCTGTGTCGAACGGTCCCGGCTCCTATGACCTTTCCTATCTTCAAAGGGGAAGGAAGGATACGGTTTCCTCATTTCATGCTGCTGGTTCTCAGTTCGTCGTTCTGGATCAGAACATCCGATTTGTTCCTATTGATCCTTCTGACCTTGGGACAGACTTGGCCTATCGCGTTGTCACATCGGGTAGCGATCCGGATGCAGCTGAGGTGAAGACAATTCACATCACAAGCTTCGAAAGCGTCAGGGAGTGGAGTGTTGCATCCTTGTCTGCGGACAGGGGCGTCGACGACACGGTAGTGGTCCGCTGGTATGGCCGCCCACGACTTGGGCCAAATGTATTCCCCCAGCAATCTGGACATTTCATCGGGTATCGAATCGAGTACACCGATGGAGTGACAGTGGTACGCAAAGACATTCCGAGGACGCCACTGGTCATCGTGTCAGAGACGGTTGACACGCCAGAGGTATCCACCCACATCTACACAGCAAGTGAACAGGTCGCCGACTTCGGATACTTGCCAACATCAATCACTGCAACCGTCTCCGCTGTTAGCTCGGTTAGCGGACCTGGACAAACTGAGAGCGTAAGCGCATGAGTACATCGCGATATGGGTTTGGCACTGTTCCTACCAACACTCTCAATCCGAGTGTCCCGATCAATGACTTCATGCGCTTGGTGGACGCATTGCTTGACACTGAAGTTGAGCAGATGGATTTAACGGCTCCGCCTACGACTGGAGACCTTGATGCTGGAAAGGTATGGATTCCTGCATCAGTTGCTACCGGAGATTGGGCCGCGCATGATGGCGACATTGCAATTTGCGTTGGAGCGAACCAGTGGGTTTTTGTGGTTCCTCCTGAAGGCAAGCGAGTTAGAAACAAGGATGACTCGCTTGACTACATTTTTGATGGCGCTGTTTGGGTTGTATCTGCTGCAGGTGGAACTGCGCTTAGCATCAGCTACGACAACTCTACATCTGGTCTAGTAGCTACAAATGTTCAGGATGCGATAGATGAAGTTGCTGCAGGCGGCGGCGGTGGGGCCCCATGGTTTCTTTCATTCAAGCCCTATGACAACGAGCCGCCTGCAACCAACTATGCAACTCTTGGTCTTAGGAATAGCAGGCCGACCCTTGATTTCGACACCACAACGCAAGAGACCGCCGTGTTCTCTGGCGTCCTTCCAACTGGATACGCTGGAGGTGGTGTTAGGGTAACCGTATTCTGTGCGCTTGCTACTGCAACCACCGGTACTGTTGGATGGGATGTTGCCTTTGAGAGGACTGATGCCAGTGGTCTGGATATTGATGCTGACAGCTTCGCCAGTGCACAGACAATCACCGCTACCACTGTTCCATCAACGTCAGGCCAGGTTCTTGCGCTTTCCGTGAGCGTCGCCAACGGTGCGGACATGGATGGGCTGCTTGCTGGTGAGTTGTTTAGGATTCGCGTGCGACGTGACGTTGCAAGCGATACAGCAGCTGGAGACGCACAGCTGCTTGCAGTAAGCATCAGGGAGCAGTGACGTGGCTCTATCGGGTACTTCAGGGGCATATTACCGCTCTGGATCTATGATCCCTAGCGGTGCTGGAATGCACTCTGCCTATACGCGTCACTTATGGGTTAGAGCAGGGAGCGTCCCTAGTAATGCAAACTATCGATGCGCGGCATCTCAAGTTGGGAACTCTCAGAACCCACATGATCAACTATGGTGGAATCGTGTAGAGGCTGGATTGAACAAGTCCTCAAGTCATCGTTCGGCAGCCGGCTCATATTCTTTCCTGCAATTTGCCTCAAGCCTTCCCGCAGACACTTGGATTGGACTGGGGACTGTATTTACCGGCACAAGCCTTACGTGTTATCTGAACGGAGTTTCTGACTCTACGCTTGGAGGTCTATCCGCAGCTACATCGAGTGGAATCTACTGCGATGTTCTGGCAGCCATGACGTATGCAGGTGCTCTTGATGCATCTAGCCAATGGGTGGATGGCCAAGTGGCAGAACTTGGACTTTGGAACGCGGCTCTGAGTGCTGATGAGATGGCCTCTTTGGGTAAAGGATTCAGGCCTAGCCGAATCAGGCCGCAAGCTCTGCAGCTGTACATGCCAGGAGTTGGCTCATTGAGTGAGCTCATGGGCGGCAGGACTTTCGTCCGTCAAGCAGGAACGGACGTGTTCAGTACGCATCCGCCAGTGCGATAGGAGACAGCCGCCGGCTACTGAGCCCAGGCCAACCCCGCCGGGCCCGCGCATGGACGCGCGGGCAGCTGGCGCCTCAACTACTAGCCAACTGTCAAAACGTCGGTGGATTAGTAGTTGCGTGGATCAGCTGGCGGAACGTCGCGGCGCGTTGTAGATGCGGTCCCGCTCGGCTGCGGGCAATGCCGCATACCATGCCCTGCAGGCTGCCTTGTGGGCGTTCCATGCATCAGGATCGCTTTCCAGTTGTTTTCGCCATGCGGCGCGCTCTGCGCGCTTCTCGGCCTTCATTGCTTCGTGCCGAGCCGGCTCGAATTCTCGGAGCTTCGCATTCCATTCCCGCGAGCGTGCGGCTGCTTCGGCGCGGAAGACTTTGGCAAACTCAGGATCATCTTCTAGCCGTTTGCGAAGCTTTACGATGTAGGCGGCGCGTGTTCCTTTCCAGTGCGGAGTGTTTTTGACTCGTGCATAGCGTTCTCGCTCCATGCGGCGCGCTCGCTCCTTCCGGCAGGCATCGCTGCACGTTTTGGGCGGGTGCCCATGCCGACTGCCGCGCGGCCGCTCTGGAATGTGCTGCCCGCAGATTGGGCACGGGTTCACTTGCTGCCCCGCGCTGGGGCTACATATGGCGGAAGCATCGGAAGAGGGAGCCCCGCAGCCCGCGCGCGCTTCACAGGGAGCATATATTCCTTGAACAGATCATAGTCCGAGTTGCCGCGCTGAAGGTTGCAGCAACGACACGCGAACACGATATTCGTTGAGTTGTCATCACCGCCCTTGGATAGCGGGTGTATGTGTTCGCGCGTCACCGTTTCATGAGTGAGTTGCGCTCCGCAGTAGTGACACCGGAACGAGTGCGCGCGACTTTTCCGGGTGTGCATGTCGGCCGCATGCCGGCGTGCCTTCTTGTTGAAAGTGTTTGCCTTGACATTCATGGGCGCTAGCCTATGCCAACTCTGCTCGCCCGCCGGCCACGAAATGTGCTACGGCCGATTGATGGAGGCGCCAGCCAAGCACGGTTCCATCGGCATGGGCGCCCTGAAACTCGCCGCGCGAGCCGAAGTAGCGAAGTTGCAATTGCCCGCCCGGGGCCGTGCTGTCTATCTCCCGGATCATGTCGCGGCGCATCTGCAGCAGATCGCGGATGCAGTCGATTACGTCGGCCGGGATAGTGCGCTGACCGGTTTCCCAGTACTGCCAACTGCGCACCGACACGCCGCCGATGAATTCTGCTGCCTCGGACGCTTCGAGCATCAGCAGTTTGCGCGCTGCCTGCAGTTCCTTATTGTTCATGCTTTTTTGTGTCCTTGGCAGCAAGCCAAAAATGGTGCCTTGCCGTTATGGAAAGTGGCTCCTGCGCTGTTCCAGACGTGGCCCACTTCTGCACGCGAGAAAGGCTATAAAAGCACCTATCCGCTAGCGCTTGATACGTCGTGCGACGCCCAGTGAACTCTTCCATCGCCGCGATGATCGTCTTGAAGAACTTGTCCTGCGGCATTTTTGCGCACTCTCCCCAAGGCGGGAGGTTGTTGCTGAAATTGGAGCGAACGCTGGAAGCGGCAATGCCAAGCCTCTGCCTAGCCGCCATTACGGAGAACCGCGTCCTTCCGAGTTGGCGAGCAACCTCTTCGTCAGAGTCGGTTCCAAGAAGGCTTATCTCGTCCTCCGCCCACGCGGTTTGCAGCGACTTCTCTATGCAGAACGCCGGTATTACCAGCTTCAAGCGACGAGCAGAAATCTGAGGCTTGTTGCGGCCAAGAATCTCAGCAACAGCGGCATCAGTGTCCATGCCGAGTAGGGATTCCTCTTCCTCGGTCCAAGGCTTGCGTTTTGCCATCCGTGTTCCTCAAAGAGACCGCGCTATGCCGCGGTCTCATGATCGATCAGTAGCCGGCCAATTCGGCCAGGCGCTCACGAGTCACGATCTGACCCAAGGCGTTGGTCCAGTACACGGCGCCGTTGTAGGTGCCCTTGCCACGGGTCAGGCCAAGGCTGGCAGCGATCTTGTTGGCTTCGCGGATGTTCTTGATCGTGTACATGCGGGGATCCTCTTGAAGGGTCGACTCGAACGATTTCGTAGCCGGCTGGGTCTTTGTGACTCAGTGGAAGTAGATTAGTTCGCAATCACGAACAAGTCAAGGGCGTGGACGGGGGATTTCTGAACGAGTCAGGATTCATGCTCTCGGCTGATGAGACGGCCGGGCGTAGGCTGGGCGCATGTACGACAACCTCCCCGATGGCTTCCGCTGGCAGACGGCCGGGCAGTTCAGCAAGGTCCTGACGCATGTTGCATACGACGGCATCGTGGTATGCACGTTGAACGACCGGATCAACAACGGGGGCTGGTTCGTCCGGCTGGACCGGCATCTGGAAAGGATCGACGGGCCGCCGGCACCGACTCGGGACTGCCAGAGCTACGAGAGTGGCGTGGCTGGGTGCGGCCTCTGGGTTCATCGGCACCAGGACCGGCTTCGCCGCGAGGCGAGCGAGATGGCGGCAGCGCTGCGTGCCAAGAACCGGTACGCGGTGCCAGCGGCTGGAGAGCCCCAGCAGAGCCGGCGTGCCCCGGCCCCCGCTCCGGGGCCGTCCACGGTGCCTGTCGATCCCATGGCCTACCGTGGCGATAGCAGGACCGAGGATGAGAAGGCAGAGGCCTACTCCCGAGAGCTGAAGCGTCGCCGCGGATCGAACCGGAACTGGTTCAAGAAGGATGGCCCGGGGTAGTTGTATTCGCTCCGCAATCCGAAACAGCCCCTTGCCGCGCAAGGCCTTCATGGCGTCATGTTCGTGCAGATTGCGGAGCGCATATGCGCGAGAAAGTATTGCCATGCTTGGCTTCGCACCTGGATTGCAAATCCGCGTACGCCGGTTCGATTCCGACCCAGGCCTCCATTTGAAGCCCTGATTGATTCAGGGCTTTTTCTTTTTCCGATACCGGAGCCTGCGCGTCCTGCTGGTAATGCCCGGCGCGACAGCCGGTAATACCGCTGGCCTGCATGTGCTGCGCATGACGGAATCAGACAGCGCGGCGATGCGGGTATTGCAGCCTGCCTGGCCTTTGCACCACGCACACATATCGGTCGCACGGCACAGCCTCTGCGCCGCGGTTGTTACCAGAGCGACAAGCCGCGTGTGCGGCCTCTTCTCCTGCATCCATCGCGGTACAGGCGCGCCGGTGCAGTCAGCGTCGTGATCCGGGTTTTGACGGCTGCGCACAACGTACGAACGGCGGGAACCGGATGCTTGGTGTCACGGCGAACGGCCGTGGTTACCAGGAAGAGCGTCATGACCAATCAGCGCGAGCAGAACCCGAACCCGCAGCAGAATTTCGGGCAGCAGAACCAGCAGGGCAACCAGAACCAGAAGCAGCAGCCCGGCCAGCAGCAGGACCAGGGCCAGGAGCGCAAGGCACCGGGCCAGGGCAACGAAGAAGAGGAATGAGCCCGACCTTTGCGGACGTGCCCGACGGCCCAGCCATCGACCGATGGCTGGGCTTTTCATTGCCGGTGGCGGGCGTCAGACCAGGATGGCCTGGTGGATCGCGCCCATGTGTTCGGCGGCCCTGGCGAGTTCGTTGACGATGTGGATGCGGGCCTCGCCGTGCCGCGCGACGGCCGCCTGCTGCAGTTCCTGATAGACCTGCCAGAACTCCGGTCCGGAGCCGTGCGCGGCGTAGGCGGCATGGAGTTCCATCCATTCCTCGTTCGCCAGGTACTGCGCGCTGTATCCCAT